TCACTAACCCACCGGGGCGGTGAACATCACTAACCCACCGGGGCGGTGAACATCACTAACCCACCGGGGCGGTGAACATCACTAACCCACCGGGGCGGTGAACATCACTAACCCACCGGGGCGGTGATTCATTAGTACTAGGGTTCATTAGTACTAGGGTTCATTAGTACTAGGGTTCACTAGTACTATAGTTCACTAGTACTATAGTTCATTAGCACTATAGTTCATTAGTACTATAGTTCATTAGTACTATAGTTCATTAGTACTATAGTTCATTAGTACTATAGTTCATTAGTACTATAGGAAAAATACACCCCCCAAAAATCACCGGCTTAATTTATTTTTTTTATTTTTTTTTTAGCGCTTAAAAACCGCCTGACACATTTGTGTTAGACGGTGTGAGAATACATAAAGAAAACCGACCCCTTGCAAGTCCTATAAAAAACCGGCCCCTTGCAAGTCCTTACCTTATCAATACCGGCATGATCAAGCATTCAAGTTTGATGCTAGTTTCATCAATCAAACAATAATCGCAATCAAAAACAGCTGGAGTATTGTCCGAGTTACGCTGCATTTTTACAGTGCCGTTAGGTGACAATTTGCTAACCACCTTACAGAAATCTGACAAGTAGCCAGCGTTAAAAGCTATTGGTTTTTCAGTGTTAATGCCAAACCTTTCTGGCATTAATTGATTATAGTTTGGATAAGTCCCATCCTGCCATTCTCTCGCGCTAGCATTAATAGAACAAAGTAAATCAGTAGTTGATTTTCTCCCGCCCATAAATTCGACTTGTCCCGATTTTCTAATTATTGCATACCGAGCATAACTCACAGCTTTTTTTAGCGGTTTTGCGAAAACCTTAAACCCTTTTTCTTTATCTATCAAGTCAGAATAAGCGAAAAAATGTTCTGAATACGGAATGACTGCTCTGAATAGTCTGTGGCCATCAGTGCTTGCAATTTCTAAATAAGAACCAGAATCAAGAACTTTAGCATTAATGCAAATTGTTGTAAGCAATTCTTTGCATTCATCAGTGCTTGCAAATTGTGCTGCCGCCCACAAAATTTGAGCTGGAACTAATGCAATCACTGGGTCTTTCGTGAAAATTGAGCGGTCAAGTTCTTCTAAGATTTTAGGCATTTCAGTAGCAGGAGAAAAAGTCATTTGATTGAATTGATAGGTTTACCGTGGAATGAAGCAAGTTGAATAATTTCAGAATCGGATCCAAACCATAATGGTTCTAGTTGCTTTTCCGAAAGCGAACAATCATCGACAAGTTTACAGTTTTGAGACTCCAATACTATGCCAGATTGCGTGCAGATGATTAGCGTCATCTTGAAAGATGCCAACAATAGGAGGGGACGCCAGTTGATTTAACTGCATTGCGCTTAAGTTGATCGTAAGCATCGACTAAAGAGTCAGCAGTGCAATACCATTCATAACGCCTATCGGGCATCAAAGCGATGAACTGCCTAGTGGTTTTCATAATAGATAGAAAAATAAACGCCGACGAATTTGCCGACACAAGAACAATAACAGTTTTCAGCGCAATGCAACGTACTGTTAGCAAAACTAAACATTCGCAATAAGTTGCGCAGTTGAGAATCCAGCTGTACGCTTGATGAGAATGAGAGGCAATAGCGCTTCCTGCCCTAAACCGTAGGCGCTATTGACTCAAACAATCCTATCTATAGAAAACTCGCAGAGTCGCCTATAGATAGTTTTCAACAGTTTTGTTAATAGCAAAACATTAAATGCGATTTAGTAATCGTTATCTGATGCTAACTCGCATCGAGTTAGGATTATGATATTTAGTGACTTTATTTGCTTATTGAGAAGTGCTCGCAAGAGCGTTTTTTTCTTGAACTTGTGCGAATAGCTCAGGAAATATTTTTTATACTACCTGCAACGCCATAGACCTGCCTATAACCGTGTGTATTTTTGTGTGTGTGAAAACATAAAGAAAACCGGCCCCTTGCAAGTCCCATGCCCCCTAAAAAACCGGATGCTTGCAAGTCACCTAAGAGTTGCGTTCTGCTGCTGATGGAATAGAAGCTTCAACGTCCAGTCGCTCTAGCTCATCCTCATCTATTTCATCGTCGAGAAAAAAGGGGTAGTCATCAACCAACGAGGCAAAGACTTCCCTCGCCAAATTCGCTTTCCTCACAAACCCTTTTCTCAACGAGGTACATGCTGCTACAAATTCGGGGTTTGAATAATTCATTTAAAAAGATCTTGGAAGAGGCAGGTCCAATCGCAGTTGCCCCAAGTAGTCTCGTCTCCCATAGAGCGGTAAGGCTTAACGTGTGGTGGCATTGCAGCAAGCATTGCAAGAAACATGTTTTGCAACTCATCAGAGCTAAAGCTGTAATTGCTTGTATTTGAAATGTCGTAGCCTAGATCCGCGATAGCAGCGCCTACCTTCTGGTAGGTCTTGGGGTAGGAAGCAGCTATTTCGCGCATAGGGCGTCTTAGCTTGTAAGGGTGCCAGTAATTCACGGTTAGATAGAGAAAAAGAAACGCCGACGAAACCCGCCGACGAATTGATCATACACCCTTAAACGCATTTTGGCTAGCAATCCTGCATCGACGAAAGAAGGAGGATGTTGCGAGCATCGCTGACACGGACGGTTTTTTGGAGTTGAGGCAGCCAAACGGTGCAGCTGTCCAAATCCGAACGAATGACCTTGCCTTTAGCCCAGCCTGCGCTCATGTAAATCTTCACGTCTTGGTTGCGCTCTAAGGCAGGCAGAGGATGAGCAGGCATTTCGAGACGCTGCTGCTCGGTCTGTACGCTCATCGCGGTCTGGGCACGCCCATCGCATCAGCCTCCAGCTGTTGTATCTCGGCAAATGTGTCAGCCGCCTGCTTGTAATGATCAGCTGTCATGCTGTCATCTCCTTCATAATGCGATCCATTGCGATTGCGTGATACTCATCCTCACGCTCAATACCGATAAAGCTAAACCCCTCACGGGCGGCGGCTTTGCCTGTGCTGCCTGAACCCATAAACGGATCAAGCACAACGCCTTCTGGTGGTGTGACCAAGCGGCAGAGATAAGCCATCAGGTCAGTGGGTTTGACAGTGGGATGGGTGTTGCCATCGTCTCGATCTTTCTTGGAGCATTTCGGGCAATAGAAAAAGCGAGCAGCGCTGCCAGAGTCGTTGTAAGTAACGAAAGGTGCTCGACCTGAAAATTCACCCAATATTCCTTTTGTTTTACTGCTTGGTTCTTCGCCGGTAATTGCACCTCCGCTAACTGCTTGCGGAAACAGCTCAGTGACTTCATCGCTGCCGTCGTGGATCAAATTAGCCGGCCATCGACCAGTCAGTCCGTCGCCAGTTCTCGTGCCTTTTTCCATGTTGTATTTGCCGTAAATAGCATTTCCACCTCCATACGGTCTGCCAAGGCTTTCATCTGTCCCCACCCTGCAACCGTCGATATTGATGGCGCCTGTGCCGTGCTCTAGCACGTTATTGGCAACGGTGCCCTTGAATGGCTTACGAGCAACGGTAATCGGCTCTAGGGCAGGCTTGAGCGCAGTGCCTAAACCTTCGGGCACCATCGGTTTGCCACACTTTCCACAAATCTGCCGACCTCTCCCCGCTTGTGATCCCCGTTCGTTGGGTAAAGCTCCAAGTTCGATGGATCGTTGTTGCTGGGATTGTGGTCCTTGTGATTGACCACTTCCGTTCTGGTCAACAGGTAGCCGCACATCTCCGCCATCACTAGACGGTGTTGCATCACATAGCCGTCCTTTCGCGCCATCGGCTTCGCCCACTCGGGTGCCCTGACGTAAATCACGCCCGTGTAGTTGCCCTTTTTCTTGAACTGAGTCACTCCGCCTTTCCAAGCTGGATTGGCTGAGCCCTTCATCACTGGCGGCTTTGTTGAAGGCGGATGAGCTTTGTTCCTGCAAGCTCTGCTGCAGTATTTGCCCTCGCCTTTCGCCAGAATCCATGGCTTGCGATACATCGGCGTTTCGCACAGCACACACTGCACGTTCGGTCTGCGGTTCTCGGGATACTTCTTTTTCATGGGTGTATGGTAGCGCACTACCCCTACATAGGCATACGGAATCGCCGAGCGCCTTGTTGATGTTGTGAGATTTCGGAAATCCGCTTCCATATAGCCAAGCGATCATGTCCCTGATCTCGAAGCCTGCGTCTTCGATGTTCACTGCCATGCGGTGTTGCGTGCGAGTGCCAGCAAAGGCAAGCAGGTGACCACCAGGCTTCAACACCCGTAGGCATTGCTTCCAGATGTCAACGCTCGGCACGCCGTAGTCCCACTTGGATTGCATGAAGGCAATTCCGTAAGGCGGATCAGTAACGATGCTGTCAACACTGTTATCTTCCATCGTGGCGAGAACCTCTAGGCAATCGCCAAGCTTTAGATCGATCATGTGAGCAGATCGTCGTGGGTCATCACATCAGCTTCGAGTTGGCTGATCTCTTTGAATGCCTCAGCCGCTTGCTTTCGGATAGCAGCCCTAAGTTCGTTGGCTTTCTTTTCGACGAGGTGGATCGATGACGTGAACCCGGTTTTGCAAATTCCATCCTCACAAACACGAACGTTCAAGCCGAGACCATCAGAGGTGTTGGCGATCTCAACGCTCATGCTTCTCTCCGTACATTTCCCATAAACCCGTGTAGCAACCCCTGAACTCATGGTCAGGGTCGTCGCGCTTGTCTAGCTCATACAAAACATCGAGGTAAACACTCCGCATGTACTGCTCATGCGCTGCTGCAGCAACTTTTGATTTGAATCCTGTCATGGCTTGAATCTAGCGAGTCCTCAGGCAATATCCCTTGGCCCGATACCAGCCAACAGGGCAGGCATCAAGAGCCGGGTTTGGCAGCGTATCCCGAACCTCAACAGCTCCAGGAGAAACAACGCAATAACCACCGCTTGGGTAGTACCCCAGCGGGCAAGTCTCACCGACTCGCTGGATAGGCGGCACCGTCACCAGTGCCAGCAGGAAAAATAAGGGCATGTTCATGTAAAGCAATAGAAACAAAAAGAGTGACAATTAGAAAAGGAATAATGCGACCAAGGCGAGCCATAAGCAAAAACCAGATACGAGGAAATTAATAGTGAGTGTCATTCGAGAAGGCCAGTAACTACTTCCCGGAGGTGCCCCAGGCTTCCGCTGTTATGAACCACCTCATCAGGCAAAACATCTATTAAAGCGCCTTCGCTTGAATGACCTCCCTCGTAAACGACACGGGGCCGGTCTATTAACCAAAGCTCACCCCCAAACTTGCGGATCATCTTCGCCTCATTTGGGAACCGCACGTCGTCGATCACAACATTCCGCCCACGCTTTAGCTGCTCCTCCACGGTCCCTGCGGCAACCATGATCCAAAGATCAGGATGGATGCAAGACCGGCCCCACTCAGTCCCAAGCGTTTGCATCATCTGGCGAGGCGAAACGCCAAGCTCAGCGATCTTTTCTTCCTTCTTGTCCCTTAAGCAGGCAAGACCGTTGTACCCGAGAGACGAAAGGATCTGTGCAGAGAACTTCCGCAATGGATCAGCAAAAGACAATTTTTTGTAGTTCCAGAGCATGTTTGCAACAGTGCTCTTCCCTGAGCCGGGAGCATGGCTATACAGTCCAATTAATCGTGTCATTGACTTTGTTGATTAGTTCATTTTTAGCTTTGTGAAACCAAGTCCCGACCGTGTAGCCAGAGACGTAAGAGATTACAGCCATGCAACTGATGGTGCCAGCAATCTCACGAATCACAGGCCAGTCGCTGTCGCTTGTAACCCATTGACCGAAGTCTTTCAATCTTTTTTTCAGCCTCAAGCCGCTCGACATATCGGCCTGGGGTGAGTGCAACTCGCCCTTGTCCTGAGATTTCAAACCAGCTTCCTCCGGGGTTTTCGATAAAGATTGCGAAGTCATTGGATTTTTTGAGGTGAACTGTTTGCATGTTTTTTAGTTTGGTTTCCTCCCATCTGGAGCATGAAATAAGCGTTCCAACATCAATGAGTCGGGATCTGTGTAGTTCTCATCGTCCGGGGTGTTGGCATCGATGAAAGCCATTGCGACTGGATCGTCAATTGAGCCAGCCATGATCACCTTATCAAGCCCTCGGTCCTTGAACGCAAGCATCGAGATGTTGCTGGATCTAACGAGGATACCGATTGCAAATCGCTCCCAGAATCTGGTGTACCAGTGCATAACTGAACCCATCACTTCATAGCGAAAGCATAGTTGGGAGCCTTGCTGTTACAGCCCAACGCTTGCTGTACGGCGTGGTCCGCAATCCTGATAACGATGCCATCGGTGGGCAGCTCCGACCGACCGAAACAACCAGCTTTCCACTGGCGATGACAAACGATCACGTCAGCGACGGTAGTGCAACAAACGGCTGACACAGTGTCGAGTCCAAGAGCAGCTAAACGCTCAAGCGTCAAGAACTCATCTCCATCAGCATCCACAAGCGTATAGGCGATAAAACCCAGTCCGTCGCCAGTGTGATTTGGCTTGCGAAGAGCTTGAGCAGGAACGCTTTGCTTGCCAGTCACCGAGTCGTACAACTCGCCGCGAACTTCAACAGAAAGAGGCTGCGAGAGTTTTTTTGGAGCAACACGAGCAACTAAAGCAGTGGCGTCAGCACCAGATCGCGTCCAGGCAGCTTCTAAGCGGCCTAAAACGTAGCGGATGGCAATTGCACACCCATCAACCTTTTCCGACACGCACAGAGGCTCGTGAGCGCCGCTCATGGAGATCCAGTGGCCTAGCTCCTCCCTATCGCCATTATTTAAGCTCAAAAGTGCCGATCCGCCTCCGGGCAGCATCAGCTCAGGAGCAAATGGCGCAACCGCTCTGAGATCAGCGGCAAGTTGGTCAAAGTCTTGGTCACTCATGAGTGCGTTACCGGACCTGTAAGCGTCATCGGCTTGTTTGAACTGTTTTCTTAGCGAAGCAATGGATGGCATGGTAAACGCATTTTTGTTTGCAACGGCAATATAACCCTAAAACGCACTGTGTCAACAACCTGACGACAAATTCCTCGCAGCTTCCTTCGCCAGCCAGTTGGCTCCAGCCTTTGTGGTGCAATACAAACGGCTCAACGTATCGACCACGACCAGCAATTCTTCCCGGCTCATCCCCTGTGACTGCCTCCTGAGCCGCTCCATAAAAAACTCGCTCTGCTGGCACGGATCAATCACTTCAAAGCCTCCTCGATGAACTGCGGAAGTATGCGCTCCAGTATGGGCAGTGATTCACGTTCTGCAAACTCCTCAAAGCTCCATAACGAGGGAACCGAAGGCATCTGATCGAGGTAGCTGAATAACTGCTGCAGCTCGCCACGGCCTTTTGCTCTGTAAATGCCTGGTTTTAGGTGTTGACCAGCCCTGCTCGGCTTACGCGCATCAGGTACGGAGAAAAACCTGTAGCCAGCGAACTTGCTTCCTTTGCTGCCTTTCGCTGAATCTCCTTCGAGTCTTGTCAAAACAGTTTTGTAATAGCCAGCATTGATTCGCTTGTTATTTACCTGTCCTTCAAAACCACTGCTAAGTACCAGGGGCGCTGCGTATTGGAACTGTGATGGCATTATCCCCTTGAAGCTCAATGCTCGTGAAAAGCGAGTTTTATAAATCTGTCCGCCAGTCTCGCCAGGGGACAAATAGCGAGCAGGATCCTGGCCCTTCGGCGCAGGGCGGTCAAGGCTGATCTTGACTGCAGCCTCGCCAGTGTTGTGCTTGTAAAGAAGTCCACCAACAACGCCTCCCCCGCCAGTCGTAAACGGCACAGGGGTACCTTCGCGCAGATTGAAAGCTCTCCTAGCAAAAGCAGGCCAAGCGTTGTTCTTCAGCTCCCAGCCGAGCTGGTTAGCTGCTCTTGAGGCAGCAAATGGAAGCTGGGTGAGCCTGATGGCATCCAGCTTGCCGGTTATCTCCTCAGCGTCGAAGGTAATTGGCATGGGATAAGGGTAGCTAAAAGGCCGCAAGAGGACACTTCTCACGCCCAAAACCGCTCCAGCGCAATGGATCTGCTCACTTTCTCACGTTTCTCACGGTTTCTCACGGTCAACCGTGAGGACCAAAACCCTTGCGGCGCAGTGTTTCTCACCCCTTACTCACTATATATATAAATATAGATATATATATATAGGGGGCTTTGACTTTTCTATTCATGTTGTCTATAGGGGGGTGTCCTTTTTCACCGTGATTCCGTGATTCCGTGAGAAATCGCCCAAACCTGCTGCTATCACTGGGTTTTGACGGGTCACGATTTCTCGCGATTTCTCACGGTTTTATCAAAACGAGTGAAGTGGAACGCAAACAGCCCTGGAATTTGACGCAAAACCCTTGAAACTTTCAGAGTTCGATGTCTTGGATGCTCCAGGAAGTCTCGACAGCTGGCTCGACCAGCAATTGGCCCAAGGCGTATCCCTAAGAATCGAGGAGATCGAGTTTGAGGAATTAGCAAAGAGCACAAGGTCGCCCTTGACCTTGATCCCGTTACGACCAAGAGTGTTCTCCGCTGTGGACTGGAGAACAAGTCGCTCAATAGCCCTACCTGCAGCAAGCTGAGTGAGTTCCCCGATGGTCCTAGTAAGAACTGTTCCTTCTCCTTCGACCCGAATTTGATACTGCATGATTCGATCCAGACATCCACGCTCATCAGTTCTTTCGCTTTCAGTGCAGAATTTCTCCACTTGTGCTTGCTTGACAATCGTCAACGCCTCGTCAGGCGTTGGAGGGCGGTCATTGCCAAGAATCCAAGCACCAGCAAGGAGTGTGCCGTATTGATCACCGCTACGTCTATTGCCATCTAAATATTTTGAAGTGACTTGGCAAAACACACTTATGGATTCCTTTAATACCGGGATGAGACTAAAGACTCTGCCTTGAAGTCTCATGCCTAGCTCAGGGGAGATTGCTTGCAACTTTGATTTCAAGCGAACCCAGTGCTTATCTCGTTCTTCCTTGCTAAATAGAACATCTTCTTTCTTTTTCAAAGTCAACAGTGCAAATCTTGACCTGTCTGCGTTTTGCTTAAGAGACGGAGATATGGAGCAAAAGAAAAACATGGATCTGATCTTGAAATCTTGCATTGATCCATCTGCGGAGCCTTTTACGATGGTTGCGTCAGTTTCAAATGAAGAAACACGGGCAAGGCTTAGTATTTGCTGAATGCGAATCTGATCAGACTTTTCGTTAGCCTCCGATTCGTCAAATAGCACCGGGAAGGCGTCACATTTCAGCCGCTGGCGGATTCCTGCTTCAGAGGTGTTGCCCTGAACAAACTCTCTCATGTCAGCAAGTAAAGGGTTTACGAATTCCTCCAAAACTGTGCTTTTCCCCGAGCCTGAGCCTGCTGTGAGCCAGATATGTGGACGCCAATTAAGGATTCCGCAAAAAGGAGCTAGAGCTATCCACCCGGCCAAGATCGTGCCTGATCCCTTTTTATCCCACAGGAAAGAGTTCGCGATTTCAAGAATCAGTGCGCATTCTTCCTTCGACAATGGATTATTTAAGTTCGGCCCTTTCTTGGGTGCTAAGCGTTGATAATAAAAACTAGAATCTTCGATCTGTCTATTGCTGGATCTTGTTTCTCCATTAACAACTATGCGATTGCCAAGATGAAGAACTGAACGATTGTTGTCCCACCATGCGCCTCTGCCTCTTAGTTTTGAGGGATTAAAATCACCCTTCTTTTCATGACGCCTGTATAAAGACGAAGCAGCCGAAACCCAATTGACTCCAGCCCTGCTTGGATAAAGATTTTCCCAATAAGCAAGCGGTGCTATTGCGCAAAGATGAGTCCCGGTATGTTGGCTTCTAGTTAATGCCATAACTTCACCAGTGGCAAATGGCTGATAAAAGTAGCTTCCTTCTTTAAATCCTAAACAGGCAAAATATTCATCAACATCAGGCAGCGATTCTGGAGACGAAATTTCATCCAGCAACTGGGGCTCTGGTTTTTCTGGGGCGGTTATCGGATCGCTTAAATTCTTCTGAAGATAGTCAAGCGCCTCCTCTGACGACCAAAGTGCATCAGCTAAATCCCAGCCCTTGGGTGCGTTTTGGGGTGGCGTTACAATAAAAACTTCCTTAGCTCCATTCTTCAAAAGAATTGGAGCAAGTTTTGCCATTGCTTGACGACCGGCATCGTCTGCATCAGGCCATAAAGTGATTGATTTGCCTTTTATTGGCGACCAATCGTTCTTGTTTATTGAGTTGCAACCTGAAGACCAAGTTATTGAGACATACGAGGGCAGTAGCCTTTCAGCAGCTACAGCTGTTTTCTCTCCTTCAGTTATCAAAACGGGGTTGGACGGGAGCAGTTCAAGTTGCCTGCGATTAAATATTGGCCTTGGAACTGGATGAGAGTTGTTTTTCCAGGAGGATCCGTCGAAATAAAGAGGTCGAATTTTTTTGCCAGGGAAGCGGCATACATAAAAATTTTCGCTGTACTTGTAGACAGACTCCGCGCCTCTGGTCGGAGGGGCTGGGATGCCGCTGGATTCTGCGACGCCAAGAACGGACTTGATCTGAGTGACTGCGTACTTGAACGTCCAGTTGTTCTTCCTAAGTAGAAGGTCCATCCCGGTTCCTCCTCCGCCTTGCTGCTCCTTGCCTCCACATTGATTGCAGAACCATGTGCCTCGTTCGTCCTCGTCGTCGAATCGATAACGGTCCTTTCCACCGCAAAGCGGACAGGGACCATGCTTGTCAGAAAGCTCGGATTTCGAGAGTCCAGCAAGACGAGACAAGATGAATGGCCAATGACCACGGGCGATGTCGTTGATTTTTTGCATTTCAGGGCTTTTGAGTTTTTGTATTTTCGATGATGAGCTGCCTAAGGAATGCAGATCTTGACATTGTTTTTGCAAGAGCTGACTCGTCAAGCTGCTCGATCATCCATTGAGGCATGTCAACGGTTATAGTCCTGCGCTTGGGTTTCACTAGGTTGACGCATGGCTTTTGCATGGTAGTCTGTGCTGGCATGAATGTCCAGCGATGACAAAAAAGCTAAAACCCACCCCGGACCAGTACCGTATCGTTCAGGAAATTATCTCAGTAATTGCTGACGGCTCCGCCAAATCGATGTCTCTAATGGGGCCAGCGGGCTCTGGAAAGACGTTTACTCTGTCGTTCCTGTCAGAGGAAATCATGAACTTGTGGGGGGAAGAAGCTGTAGTTTTTATCGCTCCAACCCATAAGGCAGCAAGAGAAATTAGAGTGAAGCTTTCCAGGCGGATGCAGCGTCCTGGCGGAGTGACCACTATTCATAGCTTTGTAGGCTCGTCGAGCAAAAGAGTCAGAGATGAGGAGAAGTTCAGCGATCCTGATGTTGATGATATTCAAAGAAAAGCCGGGAAATTGAATCCATCGTTAAAGGTTGTAGTTGTTGATGAGTCTTCTATGGTTAGCCCAAAGTACGCTGACTTTATTGACCAAGTTTGCCAACACGCCAGCGAAATTCGAGGTCAAGAAATTATTGTTATCTATACAGGCGACCCTTATCAGCTGCCGCCGATTAGTAAAAAGAAGAAAGCAGATGACGGAGAGACTTATTTAGGAGAATTGGAATATTCCCCGCATATGTGCGATCAGTTTACAAACAATGAGTTCAATTTGCGTCTTACAGAGGTTCTAAGGCATGACGGCAAGATATTTGAAATTGCTACAAGTATAAGAAACAACTTTAAAGGCGACAACACTTTAGCGGGATCGGATGGCATTAGCGGCGGATCTAGTATCAAAACTTGCCAAGATGAACTTGAATGGAAAAAGAACTTACTTGAGGCGATACGCAAGAATCCAGCCAACGCGAAAGTTTTGTGTTTTATGAATAGCAGCTGTAAAGACTTGACTAAGTTTGTAAGACGTAAGATTTACGGTAAAGAAGCGGCCTTTAGCTGGATTCAAGGCGAAAGAATTATATTCCCAAAGTACACAAGGACGATAAACCCTGGGCCTAGCCATATATCTAATTCAAACAGTGTGATTCACTCTTGCACTTCTGCCACTGTTGAGAGCTGCGAGATAGAAACAGATCTTTTGTTTGTGCTTGGACCTTTTGATTATGTGACTCCAAAACTAAAGATAGAAAGGACTTTTGAAGAGCACATTTATTGCGATGTTCAGCGTCTTGTTGTTATGACTGATCAAGGCTATCGTCATCATTTAGTTTGTCCAACCTTTGCTGCAGAGCCCAAGTTCAGGGAGCAAGTCAGTAGCCTCAGAGGCAAGATAAGTAGATTAGAAAAAGACGGTCATATCGACAAAGATCACGAACTTTGGACTCAAATTCAGCAGATGAAAGAATGCCTGCCTGCCATTTACTCTGACTCCGTGATGACAGTTCACAACTCTCAAGGCAGTACGTTTGAGAAGGTTTTCTTGCATCGTGACATTGAGCATTGCAGGTCTGATTTTAGAAACTCTCTTCTTTATGTAGCTCTGACTAGAGCTAGCAATGCTGTTTACGCTCTTGTTTGATCTATGAAATTACGACCTTATCAGCAGCAACTTATCGATGACACTAGATTTCAGCTTCAGCTTGGGCGGAAAAAAGTTTTAATTGTCTTACCTACTGGCGGAGGGAAGACAGTTTGCTTTAGCCATATAGCCGAATCTGCTTCTAAGAAAGGGAATCGAGTTTGCGTTCTTGTACACCGCGCAGAGTTGCTTGATCAGGCCAGCCGTTCAATGCCAGTCCGTCATGGGCTAATCGCCGCCGGTCGAAGTATGGACCTTAGTCATTCAGTGCAGATTGCGAGCGTTCAAACGCTGGCTCGCAGATTGCACCAGTTACCCAAGGATTTTTTCCAGCTTTTGATCGTAGACGAAGCTCATCACACCACTGCTGGGACTTGGGCAAAAGTCGTCGAGCATTTTGACAGCGCAAGGCTTATCGGCGTTACCGCGACTCCAATCAGGCTTGACGGTCGCGGACTAGGTGAACACTACGAATCAATGGTCGTTGGCCCGAGTGCTCAGTGGCTTACTAAAAATGGCTTCCTGTCTCAAGCCAAGGTGCTCGCCCCTCCCGGTATCCAGACAAGTGGGCTAAAGAAAAGAATGGGTGATTTCGATATGAAGCAAGCCGAGGGATTGCTGCAGGAGGGGCAGGCCATGGGTGACTGCCTGACGCATTACCGCCAGCATCTAAATGGCCAGACAGCTATTGCGTTTTGCTGTAGTGTTGCTCACTCTCAGGCTGTCGCTGGATTGTTCCAAGCCAATGGAGTTACTGCTGCAAGCATTGACGGGAAGATGGATGTGAATCGTCGCCGGAGCCTTCTTGCATCCTTGGGGCGCGGCGAGATCAAGGTTCTAACTAGCTGTGCATTGATTGGCGAAGGCGTTGACGTTCCCAGCGTCGGAGGCTGCATACTGCTCAGACCTACGTCCAGTGTCGGGCTTCACCTTCAAATGATCGGCAGATGTTTGCGAGTTTCCCCAGGGAAAGATCGTGCTGTGATTTTGGATCATGTAGGCAACACTCTTAGGCTTGGCCACCATCTTGAGCATCGAGAATGGACACTTGACGGCGAGCAGAAAGCCAAGCGGGAGAAATGTACCTCTGTAAAGGTTTGCCCTAAGTGCTTTGCTGCAATGAGCTCACAGGCAAGCGAGTGCGAAGAATGTGGACATAGGTTTGTTGTCGAGCGAAGAGAGCTGAAGACAGTTGCTGGCACATTGCAAGAGTTAGAAGTTGAAAAGACGCAGAAGAAGCAGAAAAGAATCGATCAAGGTAAGGCAAGAACGCTTGATGAGCTGACTGCGCTTGGTAAAAGTCGAGGCTACAAGTACCCTGTAGCTTGGGCTCGTAAGATTTATTCATCTCGTGGCAGTAAATGAAACCGAGATTCAGCAGCAAATACGACTGGCGTGCAGTCGCGGCCCGGTAAGGCTGTGGAGAAATAACAGTGGGAGTTTACCGGATCCAAGGACTGGCAGATATGTCCAGTTTGGTGTTGGCAGCCCTGGCGGGTCGGACTTAATTGGCTACCGGAAGGTCACGATCACACCCGAGATGGTGGGGACGGAGGTGCCGGTCTTTGCAGCCGTGGAAGTCAAGACCGCCAAAGGCAGGGCCACTGAACAGCAGAAGGCATTTATTGAGCACATCCGAAACGCAGGCGGAATAGCAGGAGTTGCTAGATCGGTTGACGAAGCGAGGTTTATACTGCTAAGCTAATGGACAACGCAATCGCTTTTGACTTCCCTTTGGATTTGCGTTCGACCTCGTTGCCACTATTCAACTTTATCCAGCGGCCCATAAGAGCCGCACCCAATCTTACAGTTACCAACTAACCCTGAATCTTCATGAGCACACTTAAAACCACTTTTTCTAATCTGCAGTTGTCCAATGAAAGCACCGCATTGCTTAACAAGGCAATGGCAGAGCTTGAAGTTGACGAATACGACAAAGCAAAGAGCGTCATCAAAGATAGATTGCTTGAAATCAAACGGCTTGAAATTATGCTAGAAAGAGCCAAAACAGAATTAGCGGATTTGCTTACGCATGACCAGTCAGAAATCCTTATGTTGAGCGAAGGTCATGTCTCTAGGTAATAGTCCTACAGTTTTCGCGGACGGCGAGCGAATGGCTGTTCGCTTCAATGATAGCTTTTACCTTGTAGAGAATTACTATTTAAGTCAACTAGAGGTACAGCTAGATCCCGTCCAAGAGCGTGTCACGCTCTGCATAGAGGCAGAGTCAGCTAAAGCTATCTCGTTCAATGAAGGCTTAGAACTTTTTCGTAATATCGAATCTTACTCTGTAAACGAATTATTAGCCATTGCCTACAAAAAAATGGAGACTCGTTGACCTTAGTCCCGCATTACTGTTCACCTAACTAATCAACCAAATGTTTGCACTCATCCACCTCGGCGGCTCAGGAAAATCCGCAGTAAAAACAGCTTGGCTTTTAGAAATACACACGTTGATTGGAGATTTGCACATCTATCAACAAGAACAACAGGAGGACATCTGATGCTCACCAAGAATTTCCATAAGTTACAGACCGAGGTTCAGCGTCACGTTGAAGCCGATCGGGTTGTGCAGGGAAGCTACGCTACCTGCTTCATTGGCTGTTTAGCTAGAGGACTGAATGCACCTGAGTTCCTTGAAAGGGAGTACGGCATCCCTTTAGCGGTGTCTCGCATCGCGGAATCAATCTTTGAAGGGCTAACTCCAGACGAGGCCCCTCTGTTTTTTGCAGCATTCCCTCGTGCTGTTGAGTCTGATGGCAAAGATCTCAGCCGCGTCGTGTGGCAATTCCTTGCTGCGGAGCTGCGTTCGCTGCCACCAGTAACGCCAGATCTTCAAGCAGTCATCAACCGTGTCATCGACGGGATGGGCCTACTGGCGGACGGTAAAAAGTGGTCCGAAGAAGACGCCAGGGCTGCTGAAGCTGCTGCCAGGGCTGCTGCCAGGGCTGCTGAATTGACTGCCGACTGGGCTGCTGCCAGGGCTGCTGCCAGGGCTGCTGAATGGGCAGCCAGGGCTGCTGCTGCCAGTGCCGCTGACTGGGCTGCAGCCGAGGCCGCCATGGCTGCTGAATGGGCCTCCAGCGCTAACAGTGCTGCTGCCAATCCTGCTGACTGGGTTGCGGTCAAGTTTGCCGTTCGCCGTCGTCAGCGCGACCTGCTTTTAAAGCTAATCAAGGAAGCGCCAATCACCCAACAACAACAACAACAGGAGACCAATGGCTGAACAAATCACACTTGAGCAAGCGCTTGAACTTGTCAGCTTCATGAAAGCACCCGACGGTTACTGGAAGGTGCTGACTGTTTGGGGTGATGTCTCTGGTGATGTCTATGGTCATGTCCGTGGCAATGTCAACGGAAAAGTCCTTGGCAAAATCAATGGCAGAAGTTGGGAGTCCGTTGAAACTCCCCAAGAAAAACTTGAGCGTTTAATCCAGGAGTCTGGAGATCAGGAACTAATTGAAGTATTTAATCAACTACATCAGGACAACTGATGACTGAACACCCACTGACTGACGAGATCATCGAGAATCCTGATAACATGCGTTTATCGAGAATCCGCGCAAGCTCATGTGGGCGAGCAGGTGATCCAGGCCCCTTCCCAGTTGGGTGTGCTGCTGATTTCAATCAAGCAATGCGCCCACAGGAGAACAACTCATGACTTACAACGCTGAACTGACATTCAAATTTGATGCTACCTACACTCATGATTATACTCGTGGGTTTGCATCTCACCTTGGTGCTGATGACATTCTCCCTGAAGAGCATTTCCTGATCACAGCACCTGCACAAGATCTTAATGCCAAACAGTATTTCAAACTCTTTGAGAAGTTCATGCTGTGTGTAGGTATAACCCCCGCAGCTATTCGCTCTGGTGCTATGTCACTGGTGTTTAATGAGTTTGTCCGTGAAGAAGAGCAACGTAAGGTCTGTAAAGAGTATGAACTGACTATGGATGAAGACCTTCATGAAAAGTTTAAGGAATGGAAGGAACGTGATGAAGAGATTGAGTCCATTCGCAATTCGCAAATAGAGAAGGACAACAATGACTGAAAAAGAAGGACAACTTTACTTTGTTATATCTGAATGGTGGGATCAAGTTTTCACATCAGGAGATAGCAAAGACGTGAGCATCCGCACACTTGTAGAATACATTATGGAACTGAAGGATGAAGATGATGATTGATTATGACAATCTTTTTGAAGACTTAAAAAAAGCAATGCGCCCACAGGAGGACAACTTTTCGTGACACCAGCATTCATTCGATACCTGAAAGAGCAGTACGCCAAAGCGATGCGAATTGCGAAACAAAAAGCCAAGGCAAAAGAATCAAAATCAGAGGATTGATGAACAGTCTTTATTTTTGCGTGGCCTGTGAATCTCCGGGCCAGGATCGACAGTATGTCGAGGTATTGGCTCGATCTGAGGAGCAGGCAATACACAAGGCATCCAAGATCCATCGCAATCGCGATAGCTATCGGATCTTGGTTCCTGAATCAGTTGTCAAATTTCAGGAAGGCTTTGCCTTCTCTGTGCATTGTTGATGACTAATGCTGAGGCTAAGCGTCTGATTGCAGAATCAGACAAACGATTACTTGAAATTTATCACTGGAGATTGAATCCTCATGAGCATGAAACTATTGATCATCGATACGGAAACGACTGGATTGACTCCAGCCGACAGCACGGTGATTGAACTGGGGGCTGTGCTGTTTGATGTTGAGTTGCGATCTGTTATCTGCCAGGTGTCGTTCTTGCTGCCGACATTGACAAACGAAGCTGAGTTTGTAAATCGCATCCAACCGTCACTGACCATGAGAGCGCCGGATCTCACGTCTCCAATGGCGGCATCATTCTGGGCGATGGTCGCGGAAGCAGATTACGCAGTGGCTCACAATGCGGCCTTTGACCAGCAATGGTTTGGAGGGAAAGGCTCACTCCCGTCGATGCCTCTACGGTGGATCTGCACGATGGACGATATTCAGTGGCCACTGAGCAGCAAGCGCAGCCGCCCGTCCGTAATCTCGCTGTGCGTCGACTACGGGGTGCCGGTTTGGAACGCTCACCGTGCTCTCACAGATTGCATCTATTTGGCAGAGGTCATGAAGCGTGAGCCCCAGCTAGAGCAGCTGATTGAGAATGCCTTGCTGCCAAGGCATGTCTACGTCAGTAATTTGGGGTACGAACAGCGTCAGCACTGCAAAGACGCTGGTTTTACTTGGAATGATCTGGTTCCGAAGATGTGGGCGAAGAAGATGACAGAACATGAAGCTGCGGCACTGGGCTTCTCCGTTTCCATTGCGGAGTAGTCGAAACAGTGGTACTATTTGCCTTGCAAACATCGTTGCGTTTTTGAATGACAAGCAAAGCTGTGCCTGTATGGGAGCCCAAGCGGTTCGGACCGGTCAAGGCACGAGCCTTAGCCGCATCCGCCGGAGACGGTAGCTGGTGCGTGATCGGCTATCCCGGCGGCACTGATGAAGATCTGATTGAAGATGCACGGCTACTGGTTGGTGATGGCGAAATGCGCCATTACTGGATTGAAATGGAACTTGAATTACCAAACCAATGAATTATCACGATCATCCCGCATTATCAGCTAGCAAGCTTAAGAAATACGCTTGCGGCACAGCAGTTGACTATTGGGCTGCTTATGAAGATCCAGACCGTATGCCGATGGTGCCATCTGACGCAATGCGCCAGGGCTCATTGGTTGACTGTTTGATCACAGAGCCCGAAAAATTCAGCCGTAAATATGTCGTTGCCCCAAGAGCTGACCGTCGCACAAAAGCAGGCAAAGAAATCTGGGCCGAGGCTCAAGAACTTGCCCGCTCCAAGTGCGCAGATCTGATCACTGAGGAGTGGCACCACACTGCCCTGTCGATTGTGTTCAAGCTCAAAAACGATCCAATTGCCTCTGAGTTTTTGCAGGGTTCGGGTCAGGTGCCTCATTTCTGGCATGACGCTGATAACGATGTTGAGTGCCGTTACCTGCCGGATTTAGAGCAACCAGAAGACGGCTTGCTTGTGGATCTGAAGAAAGCTCGCAGTGCGAACCCACGCGATTTCGCAAGGCAGTCATTTGCGTTGGCCTATGACATTCAATGCGCACACTATGCTGAGGGGTTCCTCGACCGTCACGGCGCTTATCCAAAGCAGATCGTGTTGCTGGCTTACGAGTGGGTGTATCCGTTCAACTACTCGGTGAATATCATCAGCGATGAGCTGCTGGAGGTTGGCCGTCAGCGTCGTGACGATGCGATTGAAGGCATCAAGGCTTGTCGCGGAACTAACGAGTGGCCATCGTGGGGCATTAATACGATGGAAGCTCCACGCTGGTTCCAAGTTGACGATCCAGCCAATGACACAGATGTTGCTGATTTATTGGAGGGAGTTTGATGGAATTTGTAGGTGATCTAATGAATGAGCCTTGGCTAAAAGCTTTCATGTTCCCGGCTTCCGGGCGCATGACTCTGACAGTCAAAGGCGTTCGTACAGCTGAGGTGGCCTTTGATGATCAGGAGCCCAAGCTTCAAACGATCATGTCGTTTCAGGAAATTAACCCTGAACTGACCTTGGCCAAAATCAATGCCATTCCATTGATCAAGCTTTTGGGTAACGATGTGGCGTTGTGGCCTGGACGGCGCGTAACTTTCTATGCGACCAATCAGGTCATGCCCTACCCGCTCCGCAAGGACGAACCTTGCATCCGCGTTTATGGCAGTCCTGAGATTGACGAAGAGATCAGCTGTGAGTGGACGCCACCAAAGCGACGTAAAATCGTGCAGAAGCTGCACCCTACAGGTGTATTCAAGCCTGCAATAAAAAAAATTGATGAGGCCGACTCGTCACAGCTTGATTCGATTCGTCAGCGCATTCTTGAACTCAGGGCGTCGAATGATCTTTCGGAGGAGGAGTACAATCAGCTTATTGCTAAAATCCAAACCATGAGTTAAAGTATTTCTTGCAAGCCCAGACCTTTTATGTCTTCCATTAAGGTTGTCAATGCTGCTGACATTCCAGCACGCACAAGCCGACCCAGTAAAACAAGCCCATTGCGAGAAAAAATTGCTGCATTAACGCCCGAAACAAGTCTCTTCGTTCTTTATTACTGCGAAGAGCTTAACGAAGGCTACAAAGCAGGCACCATCGCTCAGATTGCCGGTCGCATGACCAAGGAATCTGATCAGTACAAGTATTCAGTTCAGTCCGAGCCAGCCAAAAACGGCTGCTACATCATCTGCAAAACAAAATCATGACCGATTCATTTTCAGTAAACGGGGCTTTGTTCCCTCAGACCGCTGAGGACTTGAAAGCTCGAATGAAGGACAAGTACGATCCCTCTAAAAACTACCCTACCGTTGATGGGGTAGTTAATATTCCTGCTGATCAAGCTTACGCTTTGGCGGAGTACATCATGCAAGGCAAGCCTATTGGTGAACGCAATGAAATTCCTCTTGCTATTAGCGGCTGGAAGAAGCAATCATCGAGCGGCAAGACTTACATCAGTCTGAGCTTTAAGCCTCATTACAAGTATGAGAAAAACGCCGAAGGCGCTGTCAATGACGCTGCCCAGTCTGTGGCTAAGGCCACTGACGGCAACGTTTTAGACGACTTCTTCTAAACCCTTATCGGGGCAGAGTCACTCTGCCCCTTATTTTAAAATGGCAATTTACAACAGCATTTCGCTAGACAGATCGATTCTCTCTACCGAGCTTCCACATCTCGGAACGAATGAGCTTCGCAAGCTTTACCATGAGCTTATTGACTGTATTAATGAGATCACGGCCTCTTTGGCGGAGGTTTCAAGCTTTGAAGAGAAGCATGGCTATGAGCCCGACACTGAATGGTACTATCGGGCCAAAAAAAAGCTAAGGATCTCGACGCAATTTGCAGCCAAGATTGAAGCGATGAACAAACCGCTTCCGAAAAGTTATGACAAACTGTACCAAGATCATTTCCTTCGCATTCTTTTAGAAGAACTTGGGCCTGCTGCACTCAAAAAAATCCAAGCTGAAGCCTCGGCAATTGCGCGATCAGAATCCAATGAATGAAAAGCCACTCGAAGTCAGTATTGAGTCAGTCAAAGGTCTTTTGATTGACGGCTATAACAATTACGAAAAAAGCCTTCAATGCCGTCAAGGCGATTCCCGTTACTGGGATGGCTACATTCGCGGCATTCAACATGTACTGGAGATGCATGACCAATGAAAATTAAATTTGGCATTTACACTCGCTTCCAAATGGTTTTGCTTGGGTTGTTCAGCCCCAAACGTCTTGTGCGATCCGTAATAGCTGGCTTCTTGTCGGCTGTAGATTCAATGGACGACGAAGAACTGAAAGAATTAGTAATGGAGCTTGAAGATGCAAATTGATCCTCGTTTCCAGGTTGGCGTTTTAAGCCAGACCATGGATCCAGCTACTCTTTGCTGGCAGGCAATGCACCAGGATTATTCAGAGGGCTGGGTTTTTCATGATGAACCACTTAGCGAACCAAACGCAGAAGATCGAATAGTAAAGCACTTGCTTCTGGGAGGTCGCGGCCATTATGGCCCCTTGGAGCACGCCAGTATTACATTTGCCGTGGGTTATTTCCCTCACTCGGTGATTCAACAAGCTCGGACGCATAGGGTTGGCACTAGCTGGGATGTCCAGTCAATGCGCTATACCGGCAAGCGAATTGCTGCTGTAGCTGAAGGAGTTGTTGATGTAGAGGAAGCTTTTTATCTGCGGCCTATTGGTGATTACACCAACCGCCAAGGCAAGAAGTACACATACGACGAGCGTTTAAGGGCAAAGGATCTTCAGCATTGCGAGGACTCGGCTCGACGCTACAAAGAGGCTCTTGATGCTGGTATATCAGAAGAACACGCAAGGGGAGTATTGCCGTTTGACTACCGCCAGCATTTTGTCGTTACGTTCAATCTGCGCTCTCTCATGCACTTCCTTGACCTGCGGGGCAAGGCCGATGCACAGATAGAAATTCATCAGATGTGTCAGATGATGATGCCTCACTTTGAGCAGTGGATTCCCTCAGTCCATAACTGGTACACAAAAAATCGCTGGGGCAAGGCCCGTTTGGCACCATGACAAAAGAATCACGCCGCACACCATTCAAGTTCGCCGTTGGTGATCGAGTTGCTGAAAAGCCTCGCATTCACCTTGGTATTGCTGTTAAGCCAGAGAATCAGCGCCGCTATTCGTCGCGGGTTGGTACGGTAACAGAGCTTAGGACCAAGACCAGAAAAGACGGCCATCAGCGCAAATATCTTGCTGTGCGCTGGGATGGCTTCAACTCATCATCCGAGCACGACCAAATGAGAGTATGCGCCGCCATGGAACTGAAGTCTTTGGAGGAAGACCTGATTTTGAATCACGACTGAATTAGGGGGGGGATGCCACCGGCTCTCGCGCCTGCATGGCTTGGTTCAGGTGATCCCCCTACACCTCAGGACAAGCTGATTCCTACGAATTTGCTTGAAACGAAATTCTACCACAACACATGAACATTCACGAAACAGGCATAAAACTAACTGCACACGGGGTGGATTCATACTTCAAGCCTTGGTATTTTGATGGGAAGGTTGTCTATTGGGGCAATCCAGAGCAAACTGAGTCAGACGCACGGGCGTCAGCGCAAGAGCTTAAAGATTTTTCCCTTGATCGTTTTAAATGACAAGTCATCGCTCTCATTCTGGGAAATTAAACATTTCCGACAAAAGCGGAGAATGGACTGCAACCATTACCACTAAATCCGACACTTTTGAGATAGCTTTAAACGCAACTAATATCGAAAGCGCAATATTGCAGGGCGAACAACTTTATGCTGATTTGCGTGCAGTTGCTAGTCCGAAGCCGTATTGCTGGCAGTGCCTGCATTGGAAGTTAGTACAATCAGAATGCAGTCTTGGTTTTGCCGAGGGGAAATCAAGTGGCGGAAGGTTTGCCAGCCAATGCTCGGCCTTTTGGATCAACGACTGATATCCCTAGCTGGGCGATAGATTTCGGCAATGGTTTTTACATTGAAATATTGAATGACGACACCCAAGGCGTTTACTACAGGGCTTGCAGTCCTGGTGGAGCTATTTGCAGATATTCAGATGATTTTTGGCGTGCAAAGACTTATTTGTATCACATGATACTTCCTATGGCTGATCCAAAGTTCCATGCTCCATCCAATAATTGATGAGATCTTCACGCTCTTGGCTCCAGAAAGGCTGTGCCCTAAACCACTCCCATACTGCCTTGTCACTTTTTGATCCGTTGCAAAACCTACAGCAACACAAAAGATTGTTTACAACGCTCATACTGCCACCTTTCGATCTAGCAAGGATGTGATCCAAGGTGTCTCCGGGTTGGCCGCAGTAAGCACATCTATTGTCCCATTCATCAAGTATTTGACGCCTGAACCTGTGCTTGCTTGTTTTCTTTGGTACAAGCTCTGATCCTATTATTTCATGGCCAATAAATCCGCCGCTTAAAGGCACTACTTCCATTTCAAAACTTACTATTTCCTCTGTTAGCTCCTCTAATCGTGATGCAAATATCTCACTAAACTCTTCAGGTTCCTGATCTTCCTTTGCTGAGGTCAGAAACATAATTGTCGCAGTTGTTAGGTAGCGTTTTTCGACTTGATAAGAAGTGCTATTTTCCGGCACTCGCTTTGGGCATTTCTGCGGATCGCAGACCCAGCCGCTTTTGCCATGCGTCATCTCCAAGGTAGGCAAATACTCTCGGCACAGACTGCTCCTCCTGCATTGCCTGAAATCAGCCGTCACTCATGCCGTTATCAGGCTTGCTAATGCTAGCCAAGGGGGCTGCTTTAACCTTTGCTGCCTTGAACCGTCGAATCGCCGTTATAGCGACCCGTCTTCGAGTAACTGTTCATAGGGACTTCGCTCATCCTCATAAAGATTATCTGCCCTATTTTTAGGCCAGGGTATAGCGGAAGGTCGCAATGACGCCTTACGTTTGTAAGCTCAAGAGTTAGTTTGCTGTTGCAGTACCCTGGATCGATCCACCCGCTCAGCGCGTGGGTATATCCCTCCCTAGCCCTACTTGACTTCAATGCAAACTGAGCACAAATGTGATCAGGTATTTTTTTAAACGTTTCATGCGTCTCAGCAAGACAGAACTCTCCGGGGGTTAATCGATAAGGGTTTTTTTCAGTTCTGTTCGAGATGTCAACATGGAGCAGGTCTTTTTGCCCAGCGACTTCAATCATCAGCCCACTGCCCAGTCTTACGTCAAGCGAGGCCGGGTTGATTAGATCTTCAGACCAGTCTTCCATTGCTCCGCCGGAGCAGAGGCTTTTTATTTCCCAGTCGCAAAGCACAGTCATTTCTAGTAGTCCCAGCGTATTCTTGGACCGCCTTCTCGCATACCGAGATGCACGAATCCTTTATTGGCCCCATATCCTAAACTATGCGGCCAGTTTTGGTCACACCATTCTTGTACCGCATAAATATCAGCGCCTTGCACACAAAAATCCACAGCACCCACTCCCGGTGCCGAGTACAGGTGCTCTGACCCGCTAGCACCGCCAACCGATCTGTTTATGGCTGGTGGCCTGTAGCCAGACGTGATCATGATCGGCCAGCCGCCAAACTTGACGCGGACACGCTCCAAAAACGCCGCCAGCTCGGCTGCCATGTCTACTTGATACTGATGCTGAAAGCGTCTCGCCTCTTGACCAAGCGCAAATTCACCGAGCGTGATATGTGGCGTTAGACGGGTGCTGAACGGTGACTCAGGCCGGATCATTGCAGGTTCTGGCGCTGCAGCTTGTTCACCAGCCCATAACTGGCCCTCGGCTTGCCTTCGACGCCTAAGGCCAGCTTCAAACGTAGTGCCCGGATTGCAGTAGAGCAGCAGCGCGCCAGGGACGCTTTTATAAGTCCGCTCGCGCAAGCAACGGCTGATCGTTTCAAATCCTGGTTGCCCGTAGAAATAGCTCCCCAGGTTGTATCCAAACGAGATCAGCGCCGATTGCTGATGCTCCTTCATTGCTGACCAGTAGGGAATAGATCCGGCCAACTTCACGGCAATATCATTGATCGTTTTTTGCAAAAGCACATCCCCATCCTCCTGGCTGATCCGATCACCAGGAACGACAGGTGAGCCATCAGCCTTTGTCGTATTCCCCCACCCAATTGACCACACCTCAGCGGGGCATAAGTACGCATCGTGATGGAAGCCTTCAAAAGACTTCACCAGCGCAATCGCGGCCTGATAGTTGCGCTGTTTGCCTGATTGGCTCCATGTCGCAAACCATCCCCGATTACGACGCATCGCGATTTCATAGCCATTTTTGCTTAGATCCGCCTCTAGCTCTTGAATTGCTGCAGCCTGATGCGGTAGCCCTTTGTAATACCTGAAAAGCTGTTCGAGTGAGATTGCCTTACTGTTGGTCATTGCTCCAAGGTGATTCTATGTGTAGGTCGTCGACCTTGTGTGGTGGCATCACTGGCGGCTGTGATTCATGCCAGCGTTCGACTTCAGCATCGATCCGAGGTTTAAGCGTCACCTCGAACTTGCGACGTTGAGTTTCGCGCTTTAACCCTTCAAGAGGTGATCGCGTTGAGAATCCAAACAACCACCTCCCATCTGCGGGGATCAGTCCTTTTTTGCTTTCAAAGAACGCAGAACGCTGAACAGAAGTTGCACCACTGAGTTATCCTTGAGCTTACTCATGCCGATCAGCTCAGAAGCTGCTGCGACTACGATCCAGAAAGCAGGATGCGACAAGATCTCTTCAACGTTCATTAAACCAAGTTCTATTCTGGTCTTAGTTTAACCCTCTTTGGCTTCTAGGGCTGTAATGCGGTTGCCTTGTTCATTCAGCAGTTTGTAGATAGCAGATCGATCGGCTTTCATGTCTAAATGAAGCTCTTGCAACGCGCTGCCAATTTGCTCCACCGCCCCAGTGAGTTTGGCAAGCGCGATCATCGTTTCGCGTAACTCATCACGAGACCGTTGAGCGCTGTCTTGCCTCCGGTTTTGGCGGCTTAGAGCCCGATCCCCAAAAATCGCTAAAAACGCTGCCGCCAGCGGGGCAAAGATCTCAACCACGGCTGACGCGCTTCCTTCTTCGTTACTTTAGCGGATCCGGCCTGCCAGACAAAATCGTGACTGCACGGCGATAAAACATGCAGTCGGTCTTGCCAGCCTCCTCAAGGGCCTTTTTGATGGCCTCCCAGCTTTTAAGCGTGCGACTATCCATTCCGTCAGCTGAATCGACCGTTGCCGCGTGCCCAATCGGCGGCCCACACTTGCTCAGGAGTGCGACCAGAACGAGTGTTGTCTTCGATATAGATGCGATAAAGCTTATGATCGCTGCCCCACCATCCAATTTCAGATGAGCTAAATGGATCGCCGCCGAAACCCATCACTGCCCACGGTGTGCGCAGACCCAAGGCTGAGCCGTTGGTGGCTGCACCTTGGCCAAGGTCAATGCCGTGGTCCTGCTGACTCCATTCTGCAATGGTTTTTGTACCGACTGTTCCATCATCAATCAACCATTTTTCCCGCCACAAGGACGCTGAAGCATCCCAATACCAGCTGTAGCCAATACGATAAATTGTTGCGGTTGACGGGCTGGCGAGGACTGTTTGTGCGTTTGTTACATAGTTGTTGCTCGAACCGCTTGTGCGGAAATTTGCAAAGGCTCCTGTTTGATCCCGCCCATCGCCTGCTCTACGCCCATGCACAGCGCGTCAAGGCGGTCGTCTACATCGTCCAAGGCCACAGCCAGGCACTCGATTTGAATCGGCAACGTGCGACGGTCGCCGCCATCCCAATCACTGGTGTTGACCGGCTCCACATCCTCCTCGCGGGCGGTGACCAGGATCAGCGGCAGCTCGTCGGGCTCCAGATCGATTGTGCGCTGGGTATAAACACGATCCTCCGCTGGCGTCCAGTGACCACCATCAGGCAGCGTCGCCGCCAGATGGTCACGGATCGCGTGGCGTAGCTGCTGGCGTGGGTGCATCAGCTAAATCGACCGTTGCCTCGTGCGTAGTCGGTGGCGACTACAGCAGAGTGAGAGCGATTTGAGACAGTCAAGTCTTCCACATAAACTCTATAAGTCGGGCCATTGACAATTTCCATATTGTGATTAGCGAGCGGGAAAATTGCGCTAGCGCTAGTTCCGGCGCTCAAGGCAAGAGAGGAGCCGTAGGGGCTGCCGTCTTGATAGCGATAGCCGACCCACGATCCAGATTCTTTCACGATTGCAGCCGCAACTTGGGTAATAGTGTCGGTACGGCTAGCGAAAAAGAAATCGTTACCAGTTGAAAATCTGTTGTCAGATCCTGCCAACTGAATTCGAGGAAAACCATTAAATGTCCAGAGATCTATGGTTTTGGTGGTAGAGGTAGAATCTCCTGAGCCTTTTTGTGTGTGCTTGCGGTACGCGCTGTTATTTGGCTTAATCCAAGCAATGAACAAGAAATTATGCGTGGTATCGTTAAATATATCATCGTGAGCATTTTCTAGCTCAATTCCAGTGTTGGCTAAAGGAAAGCTTGCTGTTGTTACAGCACCAGCTGCAGGATCGTACGATGCGGCAAAAGTTGCTGAAACTTTATCAACGACTGCAGTGTCGCCTAGGTTGAATAGCTCATCACCTACGTTAATTGCCGCTACTTGTGATGGCCATGTTCCGACATTCTTAAAATCATAAAGTATGCGGTCACCGGCACCTGTAGTTGCCGTCGTAGGCAGCACAATATCTTTGCGCAGCGCGGGAAGCGTTATATCCGTGAAGGCTGAAGCCAGCCGAGTGACGAGTGTCATGGTTACCAACCCAATGAATGAAGTTTAGCGGCGAGCAGCTCGCAGATCAGCTCCTTGCCGTAGCTGTTGGCGTGAATGTCGTCACGCCGCAAAGCCCTGGGCACTGTGTCACCTGTTTGAACGTCCCAATCTGATCCGTTGATTCCTCCTGTGAAGTCAGTCTGGTTCACGCTAGCTTTTGCGTTCTCCGTTGTGGGAAGCCATTCTGGTGAAATAGCGGTTGCGTCGTAGATGTACCGCTGCCCTTCGTCGGTGCGAGTGAAAATGTCGCCATCACGCGGTGAAGCCGGGAATGACGTACCGGAACCGATGTCGATGTAGGTCTTAAACCATGTTTGCGCGTATTGAGTGGGGTAGTTAGTCTGGAACCACTGCTTTGCTTCTTTGATTACTTCGAAGCGCAAATCATAAAAACGATTTCCAAACGCTTCCCTTAGAATGCGAATCCTTGTTTGGTCTTGATCATACAAAGAGCTAGGCTTAGCCGCTTGACGCCCGTTCCTGATTGAAAGAATCAAGCATCTGTCAAAAGGATTGCGAACCTTTGCAATCATTTTCAAGGTGTCGTCAAGCTCCGGCGTCCCAACAATGTTGCCAGCGCTATCTTCTGTAACACTTTCTGCGTAGCTGGAGTTAATACTGGGAAGGATGATGGTAGTGCCGTTGTTCAAAAACATTTTTGAACCTTTAACTGTTTTAGACGGATTAACAACGGCAATAGTTCCATTTGCAACAGCAACAGCCGGACCATGCTCAAGCCGCAGAAAAATTTTGTTAGCCGAAACTGTTTGATCTAGAACACCTTCCACTCCCGCAAGGTGACAAAAGATGTCATAATTGATGTGAGAAATAACATCAGGCGAAGCTGTCGCTTCTACAGCAAGCGCAAGGCCGGTACCAGCTTGAAACAATGTCGTTTGGCTGGCTGGATTCTTGAAAATAAACGAATAGCTTCCTTGTGCGCTTCTACTCAGTTCTCCTCTGTAGTCAGCGAGTGCAGCATACTGACTTGTGCCTAATGCCAAATAGTTAGCATCGGCAAGAGTTAAAGAAATCGGCCCTGTAGAGCCTTGACTCACCGAAACAGAGGCATCGATCGAGGTCGATGCCGGAATTGTGCCTCCAAAAATAGCTACCGCAACGTCTTTGGTGCCTTGCCGCCCCATTACCTGGTCACGTTTTTGCCCACCGGCTCCTCTATTTAGCACAATTCTGGGCCGCCCAGACAGTGCCTCTAGCTTGGCCTGCAAGATGTCAGCAGGCATGTCTTCGGTCATCGAGTCGCCCCACTCAACGATGACCGACGCGGCGTCATCAACAGTCAGGGGTTCGATTTGCTGCTGATTGTTGATGGTTTCAACGTTGAGCGTCTTAATTGTTGCTTGGTCAATTTCGCACTTTGGAAAGAACTTGCTGCCGCTTGGCAACGTGGCTTCGCTGATCCTGTCTTGAGTATCGAGTTGGACAGAGAGATAACCAAAGTCGCCGCCGGAAATATGTTCTTCGGTGACAGTTTCAATCGCTTCAGTAAATGCAACGCTGCCTTTAATCGTTTTACCAAACTCAACGCTCCCATCTTTGCGCACGCCATAAGCCAGTCGGTCGTTCTCGTCTACTACGACATGGGCATAGCGATCCGCGTAAACGGGTTCTCCGCTGTTTGCCCCGCCCTGCAGAATGTTGAGCAGCTTCGTGTCCGCGCTGTCCAGGCCAACCCTGTTGATCTCAAGCGAGCCATCCGCCTTCACGCCCCAGGCCAAGCGGCCTGCAGCGTCGAGCATCGCATAGACGTAGCCGCTTTCCGCGTAGCTGTTATCGTCTTCAACCTGAGCACTTCCGATCCGAAGCGGATTGAAAGTATCATTCAGGAATGCAGCTGCAAATCGTGTTCCAGTCGCAAAAGTAACATTACTTGTATAACTTTGATTCGATACAAATGAATATGTGGTGCCGCTACGGCTTAACGTCCCATAAACGGTACCAAGTACGCCAGTAATACTGGTGCCGTCTGCCAGGTAGTTGGCGTCAGCGACGCTGACGGTGATCGGGCCGGTGCTACCAGCAGTAAGAGTTGCCGGTGCAGACAGCAGCACTGATGCAGTGCCTTCAACCAGCTCAAACACACGTTGCACCTCCGCGACCACCTCGTTCCACAAGGTTCCGCCCATCAGCGTGCTGCTAATCGTGCCCCAGCCAAGCGCGTAGTCGCCGGAACCTGTCTTATACAGAACCTGCTGATCTCCACCACCAGGGAGCATCGTCACACGGATGACAGCACCATCAGTCCTCTTTAGATAGATGTGGCCGTCAGCCGCTTGAATCGCCAGCTCACCGAGGCCAACCTCAGAGGCCGTTGGTACGTCGTTCGCGGTGATCGAGTGCTTATGGATAATAATGTCGGTCATCGGTCTTTACTCCAGTCGCTGCCGTTTAATGCCTTTATCATAAGCGTCACAGTCCTTCGAGTAACTCAATCTCACGCACGGTCACGAATGCAGCCGATCCCGTGATAATGTCAGCGACAGCCGTACTAATCACATTTGATGTGATGATGATTTTTGCTCGGTAAAACAAATCACCAGGCTCTTTCACACCACTTGCCCCGCTTAATCGCGTTGCTTCCTCAGAGATCATCCAAAACTCTGCATCCGCCTCTGCCTGATCTTGAGTTGCAAGCAAAAGCCTCATCAAGTTGCTTGTGCCTGATCGTGCCATCAACGCATATTGCCTAGGCGCTGGCTCCACTCCTGTAACACTTGCGTTGCTGTAATTGCCGGTAGAACTAGGGTTGTCTGTGATGCTTGCGTCAACCAGCGTCGTTACATCGGTTGAACCTGTCCAAAGAACGGCATTCTGATAATTAGGAAGACTGATAATAGTGCTGTTTTCCGGGTCGATTGTTTCACGTTCAACTATGAAATCAAATGTTCCGCCGCCCTTAATGGTTGACTTGACGCCATCAAAGAATTTATCTCCGAGACCAGTGGTATCCAGCACTTGCGCGTCAAAGCTTAGGTTCCAACTTTCAAGGCCACATTCAACCCGCCAATCATTCACAAGGCGAAATTCAAGCGTGTCGCTGGGCTGAATTGCGTCGAGACTTTCGCGGTCTGTCTTTATATTTCGCAACGCTGAATTTCGGTTGCGATAAAATGCAACGTTGTTAAGTTGATCAACGCTAATATAAAGTTGATTTTTATATGGAGTGCTCCCCAGCGCCGCTGGGTATGGCTCGGTGTAATCAACCATTTCCAAGTTGTTGCGCCATTCATAAGGGATGTCCGCAACATAAGCAGGAACCAACCCAACATCTGATGGTGATGCGTTTGGCCAGTTAGTTGTTGATGCAATCTCTACAAGATCGCCGTTTCTATACCCTGCTTGAGTCAATGTGTACATTCTTTGCGCTTTATTTATTGCGCTAAAGTCCATTACCTCAGGTTGAGGGGCAGAACGCTTAATTACAATGCGGCCAAACGTACCGAGAACTGCCATTTTGTACTCCTGTTAGCTCATTCTAAGTTCTGCTGTCAGTTCAACAGTCACATTGGAACGACCAGGAGCAACGCTTTCAACTTGTGGCGAAGTGCCTTCGCTAAAAGACCACAGCAAACCGGCCCCTGTAGCCGAGGCATTCAGCCAGCTTTGCAATGTTGCATCTGCTCCAGCAAATATCGGCGTCGGCAACGTCAGGCTATCGACTGAACCTCTTGCGCTGTTGTATGCGCTGAGGATTGCCGCTGTGTTGGTGTCATTGATATTTCCAAACGTCAGGCTGAGTTTTGCTTGGCTGGGTCTGCTGCCCCACAACCTGCGAGTGATAACACCAGACTGTGATGCCTGTGTCCTGGTCGGCCATGTTGGCGCAACAAAGCTACGTCTCGTCGGTGTGATGCTGGGAAATGTCGTTGCCATGACTAGGTGATGCTCCAATTACTAGCGGTATCGAAGCCATCAGCGACTTTTAAAACACCGCTGCTATTGACAGGCATGTGCATTGCTTCAATTGTAAATAATCCATCGTCTCCTGACGTAATTCGTTCAATTTGATAAACGCGCATTTGCGTGCTTGCAATTTTCACGGTAAATACCACGCCTGTTGGCGTTGCAGTCGTTCCGCTATTGCTGACCGTCAACGTCGCGTCAGCCGGTGGCGTTCCTTCCGTTCCATCCCATGCGACCACGTTGTGTGTTCCATCCGCCAATGCTTTCGTGCTTACTAACGCGCCTTCTGGTGTTACTGCGCCATTATTAAACTGGTCATATTCTGTTTCGTCTATTGCGACCTTGATGTAATCACCGGGCGCAATGTTAGACATCACTCCTTCGTGTGTCGTCGAGAAGTTTATGACATGTTGAGGTATGCGACGCATACGGATAATAAACTTTGCTGCATCGATTGCGTGTTCCCTGCTTGTGCAGTAAGAACTCATGTCAATCTGCTCGATTGGATCTGTAGCTGATGCGCTTACTTCCCGCACCAGAACTTCACGCACCACGGGAAATAGTCCGGGGCTGGTTGGGTCTGTAGTGGTGCGCTCTTCGCGGTAGCGAGCGCTCACCTGAATGGGATCGCGGTCTTCTGGGTCAAAATATTGAAGCTTGAATGAATCTGCGGCAATGTTACCTGCTGTGAATAGCGCAGCAATTGGAACAGGAGCAAAGGAAATCGCAGGGCGAAGGAAATACTTACTGTTTGATTCGCCAAATTGCAGCAGATGCGTGGCGGCTAAATCCGCTGCCCATTGCCTGAGGTTGACAGGCTCAGAAACCGCGCCGTCGTAAAAGTATTTGCGATCTTGGCACCATTGAGCTGCAGTCTCGAACTCGGTGGTGTCAATCATGTAGCTTTTGACCAATGATCCCGCCCCAAAGCGTTCGTTCGTCATCAAGTCATACAAAATGTCTGGGAAAAGATGCGTGGCACCCGATCCACCCAAAAGCCTGGTGCATTCACGGCCTCCGGTGACATAAGCAGAAAACTGGCTGAATTGCTGAAACTCAGCTGATGAACGGATGTTGATGCCGACCAACGCAAGATTGTCATACAAAGGCGCAGCTGTGAATCGTGTCCCATTCGCAAAAGTAACATCACTTGCATAACTTTGATTCGACACAAATGAATAGGTAGTGCCGCTACGGCTTAACGTCCCATAAACCGTACCCAGTACGCCCGCAATGCTGGTGCCGTCTGCCAAATAGGCAGCGTCAGCGACGCTGACGGTGATCGGACCAGTGCTGCCAGCCGTCAGGGTTGCCGGTGCGGATAGTAGAACTGTACTATTCGGCACGATTTCATTGACATAAACGATGCTATGTTCAGGCCCAGAATCTGCACTGCTGCTGATCTCTGAGTAAACGAAAGCTTCGGCTAATTTTCCATAATCGTCGATGTAAGTAGTGGCGTCTACGAGAGGCAAGCCGTTGTAATTTCGGATAACAGTAGGGTCGTCCCCGTTCGTGTCTTCTTCGTAGTCATAGTTAGAAATTAAGGCGGGATTAGCGTTGCCAAAAGTAATGCCAAAGTTGCTTGTATTACGTGCAACGCTTTCACCATTAAAAACAACATTTATCCCGCCATCGGAGATGGTAGCTCGACCCTTTTTAGGATCAAGTACATATAACACGCTGTCGGGTGGTCCGTAGTAGCCTTGCCGCACCTCAAACCCTGAAAGAGGTTCAAACATAAATTCGCGTACTTCGGCAGAGCTGAACTCAAAGCGGATGTAATTAAAAACAGATTGCTGCGTTTCACTTCTGACCCCGTAGGCGTTGTCCAACGTCGTCCAATTACTGCCCCCAATCGCTCTATACTTAATTTTGAAAAACGAGTATCGCTGCACTGGTGCTGTAATGACACCACTTTGGTAAAAGTTGTTGACAATATCTTCTGGGGGGTTGTTTTCATAAGTTTGGCACCATTGAGTATCTGCGTATTGATAGGTTTTTGTGTCTCTAAAATTGCATAGATTATTTATTCTGATTCCAAGAGTAGACTTCAGGCCAACTTCCACGGCTTGACATGCTCTGGACGTTGACACCGACCCCCGTGCGTAGCGCAACAAGTGTCCTCCTGTCGTGCCTTTTTCCCGCACGCCTGAGTCGCCGCCTGCATCTTCGAGCCATGATGCAGAGAAGTTTTTAATAGAACCAGGCTCGACAACAGTGAAGCTAGCAACAATAGACTGCCCCCCACTACCGCCTAGCTCAGCTTGTGAAACGAACTCCGCTGAAGTGCGGCCCGTGCAAACACATAAAGCCGTTCCAATCTTGTATAGCTCGCCTACTACCAAGCGGTCATCCCAAGTCTTCTGTAACGAAGCGACGGCAGATGCTACGTCTTTTGCCTCTGCGTCATCATCAGATTCCCCGTAGGTGTTGAAAAGCGTTCCCCAGTCACTTCCGCTGTGGAGCCTGTAACTGACGGTATCACCAACGCTAACTGGAGTCGGGGTTCCAGAGCCTGTCACTGTGGTGGAATTTATTTGATTGACGCCACTAAATGTTGAAAAATTGGCTCGATATTTGTCCCGTTTGTTCATTTTTGGCGCGTCTACAGGGCAATTAACAGTAACTTCATCCCCGCCACCTGGACCTGTTTGGCTGCGAACGCCTGGACTTATTACAGGATTGACCTTATACATCAGGTCGTTACCAATCGGTGCATAAACACCAAAAGTAGTCTGTGTACTTGGCCGGTTAGACGAACAAAAATCTGTTTCTTCTGCTCCGTTCCAGTACACCCGAAATACATCTGGGCTGATAGAGATGCCGTCGTAGCCAGAACTCCCCTCATCTTTAACATTTGACCGGCCCGCTATTCTGTCAGTTCCAGCAATTCGGCCTCCATCTTTGCTGAGATAAAGCGTTACCCGTGATGCCGCTTCAGTGGCAGCGTTGCTGTCAAAAATATAGCCCTGCAACGTACTGCTACCGATTGCAAAGTTGTTTGGGTCAACGCTGCTAATAGGGCCTTCACCGAGTAAAAATACTCCGCGTATCATCTGGCCGCCGCCTAAGCTCAGAATTTGATTCCAAACCATTGGCGTGTTGATCCTAAGGCCGCCGTAAGCTGTGCCAGATATGGTTTCTTTGCGTGCATAAATAATCGGGATAATGCTGCCTAACGCTGCAATGTCTTGCTGTGAATCGAAGCCATATCTTGGTGCAAACCGACTGTTTTGTAAAACTGTGCTGCCTTCCTCTTGGCGTTGAGTTGGTTGGCCTTGCTCTCCTGGCGCTTTTGGTGCAGAAGGTTTTAACAGTAACGAAACCGCAAGCGAACCTAGTCCAATTACAAGGTTGACGATTGCAAGAACTGTTGCGACTTCTGCAGTTACAGCTGGCTGTGGTCCCTCCGCTGCGCGTTTCCTTGCCTCGATATGGAAGTGCCGATACTGCGCCTCTGTAAGGCCAAGGATTTCAGCTATGTAACGATCAGATGGCAGCATTATTTAAACCTCCTGTATTCCATTTTTCTACACCGCTCCACCGGAATCCAGCGCACGCCTTTTCGCCGGTTCACATGCAAAAGCCCCCCATCTGCAACAACGCCAATACCGATATGATCTGCCGCTCGAAACATTGTCACTGCGTACTCTTCCGGCGTGCCTAAGCCTATTGTACTTTCTTGATACAGCGTAGCCAGCGTTTCGTAATCACCGCGTTCTGCCATGTCTAGCCACCTCGCACTCAACGTAGGGTGTGGAACACCTGCAGCGTCTAAAACGTGCCAGGTCATGATCAGGCAGTCAGCCCCTTGACCGTCATTAGGATCCGCTCGAAACTTATGGGGAAGCCCAATCCAACGATGCCACATCAGCCCACAACCAGTGCGCCGCTGGTTGGTAACGCTCCAACCAATTCTGTGCTCAGAGTTCGTCGAGGTATTTGAGCCTTTACTGCATCAAGAGGCGATGTCAGGCGCATTGTTATCGTTGTTGTGTCCATTTCGTAAGACGCGATGCGCCATATTTCGGTTGAAATTAACGCCTCGTCTGCGAATGTCAGTGGGTCGAGGCTGACTGTCTTGATTTCCAGGATGTAACGATTTTGCACCGCCTCTGCGAACAAATTCACAGAGATCGCATCAGTGCCAGCGACTAGGGCCGCGTTGGAGCGTTCTCCGCCGCGAGCCCCGCCGCCAGACGAAACGGCAAACGGCGCGAAATTATAAGTCACGCCGCTATAGGTACGTGTTTGGTTGACGCTGAAATTTTGGTATGGCGTGCCGGTGTACTCATCATCCTGAGTTTTGAAGCGGACGTAATTGACAAAGGCGTATGCGCTCATCAGATGCCAACCTTACTGCGAGTTCTAGGGCTATTCTGGAGCGTCGTCAGCGTCATCGCTCGGCCACGTTCGGCTGCTTGCGTCATCCCCTTACGGTGCTGTTCCGCCGTGACGTACTCAACGTTATTTATGACCGTTGATTCATAGCGAATATCCAGCGGTTGGGATTGTGTCGTCATTTTGTTTAGCTGTTCGCGGGTGCTAGCAAAAGCTTGCGGCCTTTCCAGCTGTTCGCGGGTCTTGCGGTTAGATAACACCATGCCGCTGGTGGATGGAACCATCAACTCCGGCCCACGTTCGCCCACGATGTAGGGCGTGTTTGCGCTGACTGGGCCGCCGTTGGCCCGAAGACCGCCTCTTGAAGCTATATCTGCAAAAATATCGCCACCACCCGCGCCTGACGGTGTGCTCCCAAGATTGAATCCGCCAAGACCTGGCAGCAACTTAGCAACAGAATTTAAAATTGCAATTGTCACCATCTTTGCAATGATCTGCCCCGCCATATCCAAGAAATAGCTGCCGACGCTCTTGAAGAAATCAGCTAATGCCTCTTTTGCACTTGTAGCACCAGTAATTGCGTCTGTGAATGATTTCGAGAAAGCACTGCCAATAGCGTTTGCTGCGCCAGTGATTTGGTTGGCGGGATCGGCAAGATCTCTCAACTCATCCCGCAAGTCAACGACTTCATTACGCAATTTGTCTCCTACTGAAATATTCTCAAAAGCAAGAGTAAGTGCTCTTGACTCTTCAGCCGCATTTCTAATGCTTTCAGCAATGCTGTTGTATGGAGCCACGTCTAGCCCCTCCTTGGCAGCCTGATCGCGAGCAGCGTCTAAGTTGCGGAGTGCATCTGCCGCAGTGTTTTCTTGTGAGATCAGTTCCGTGGCAGTGCCCTGAGAGTACCCCTCTTCTCTAAGGCGCAAGATTTGTTTCTGCAATGCGGCATTGTCTTTTGCTTGTCTCAACCGAGCAAACACTGGCTCCCCTTTCGCTGCAAATATTTCACCGATTTTCTTATTCAGCTCTGCCTGGGAAAGGTCTTTGCTTAAGCCTCGGACTTGCCTCCTTGTTGCCTCAAGTGCGGCCTTACTACTGTTCAGGCTTCCGGTCAAGTCGCCTATATTCACTCCGATAGAGCTGATAGCGGGGGCCGCCACAGTAGTCGCTGATGGTATAGCAGAAAGCTGTTCGCTAAATTCTTTTATTTTATCGTTAGCCTCTATGAAAAGCTGGTTTTGACCCATGACTGCGTTGTACTGGGTAGTGTCAAGCTCAACACCCGGCAGCATTCTTGGAGTTCCTAATTCGTCAATGAAAACACCAAGCTCGCCAAGCGCAGCTTCGGCTTTGCCCCTCTTGATAAATTCAGCGGCAATCTTGGCCGAAAGTTCCAGCCTCTTGCCTGCCCTGCCAGTCCCTTCCTCTACAATCTTTGCGACATTTCTTGCGTAATCTTGTTGAATCTTGCCAATTTGCTTTGCGTATTTTTCATTAGCGTTGTTTATTGCTTTTGCGTTGTTTACTTTGAAGGTTTCAATAGCCTTCGCCCTTTCAGTTTCTTCGTCTAGAATCTCACGGTCGAGCGAGATTTCGTCCTCTTTCTGCTGTCTAGCAAGTTCGATAATTTCTTTGCGAACACGGAAAGCTTCAGGATCTGCCCCTCCCGCAACCGCTCTAGCTTCTTCAGCGCCAAAGGCAATGTCCTCTTCCGCGTAAGAAAGCTGACGCCTCAAGTCCTGAATATCTCTTTCGCTGTCAAGCCGTTGCTTTGCAAAATCTTGTTCAATTTGACCTGCTTGCTCAATTGCTTGTTTTCTTATGTTCGCGGCCTGCTCTTCAAGCTGAATGCGAGCTTGGGCAATTGCAGATTCTTTTTGATCAATTGCATCTAGGAACGATTGGCCGCGAGACTTATCCAAAGCATCTTTTTCGTCTTTTGCTAGCTGATCCGCTCGTTCTTTTGTTTGCTTGTCAAAAAGTGCCAAGTTTTTTAAGGCTTGCTCTATCGCGTCAACTTCTTCTTTTAGCTTGGATCCGCCAACCATCTTAAAGGCTGCATCTAACGGAAACTTGGATCTTAAGTCTGACAGTTTTGCCGCTTTTTGTAGCAGCTCTGTTTCTAGGTCCGCTTTGGTTACCTCTTCGCTAAGAACTTGTTCAACGAAAAAAGCTGGCCCCTTATCTAACAGACCAAGCTCCAATGCCTTATTTATTATCTTGTCAACGCCGTTCAAAAATCTTGAAGCAAAGTCTTGCAGGTTTGACCCAGCAGCCTGGAATGCTCGTCCTGTTGTTAGCTGAACTCGCTCAAGAGCCTTCTCGTAGCGTAATCCGGCATACGCTGCATTATCGGCCATGCCGTCAAGGTATTGTCCATTTTCATCGAATTTATTTTTAGCAAAATCAACAAACTCACCAAGTGTAACTCGGCTTTTCTTGAGCGCGTCTGCTAGTTCGTCAGGAGTCCTTTTTGTAAATTTTGCAAAATCAAGAATCGCAGCAGGAAGCCTTTCGCCTAGCTGACCTCTCAACTCTTCAGCTTGAGGCGTGCCTTTCGAGAGGATTTGAATAACCGCTCTCATCGCGCCTTCAACCTCGGCCAAAGATCCTCCAGTCTTGAAAACAGAAGCGGTAATGCCCTCGAAAATCTTTGTTGTATCCTCAACAGAAATGCCAAGCTCCACCGTGTTAGCGCGTAGCTGCGTCATGATCTTGAAACTGGTCCTCAGCGGGATCAGAAGTCGCTCAGAAGCCTTTTCGGTGGCTATGTTCGCTTTTACAAAATCACCAAAGTCATTGCTTGCACCAGCAAGCCCCAGCCGCAACCTATCGATTTCAGCTGACATTTCTGAATATCGACCAATCTCTTGCCTAATGCCTCCAACCTGAGCGCCAAGTGCAGCACCAGCAAAAGACCCGCCAACACCACCAAGCGCACCACCAATTGCGCCACCGAGAAATCCTTCAGGGCCACCAAAGATACCGCCTGAGATTGTTGCACCAGCAACCTGGGCGGCCTTGCCGGGGGAGAACTTGCGGCGGCTCATCCTTCGGCTGGCTTTCTCCGACTGCCTGTCAAGTATTTCAATCTGTCGAGTCAAAGCTTTGAATCTTTTTGTATTGATAGGCAGTTCGTTTCGTTGTTTCTCTAAAGCCGCTCTGAGATTGTTTATGCCAGAGATGCTTCCATTGTTCGCCGCTTTTGCTTTTGAAACGCCTGCACGCAACTCTCGGTCCAGTCTCCTTGCAACTCTCTTTTCTTCATTAAGTTTCCTGAGCGATTCAGCTTCTGATATATTGCGCCGTCTAAGTTTCTCTGCAAATCCTGGGGGTAAAGCAGGCACAGGCAGATACTGCCTCGGACCCTGCAGCTGCGCGAATGACTCTTGCGCGAACCCTCTGCTGGATTCGGGGATATAAGACCTCGCCCCGCCACTTCTCTCTAGCCCAGTACCCGGAGCTGTGGTCTGACCTGCAGCAGGCAACGCTAAAGTTTGCCGCAATCCTTGAGCTTCTTGGTTTATCGAATCCAAGAATGCTTGCCCTCTTTGCCTATAAGCTCTTCTGCTTGCAATATTGCCTCTTCCTCTTGCAATTATTGCGCCAGTTTCTGGATCCCGATAGCCTCCAGCGCCAGGGGCAAGACCTGAACCACGCGCATACTCTTGTAAGTCTGCAATCTTCTGCGCTCTACGTGCTGACGCAGACTGAGCAGCCGCAACCCTGTCGTAAGCGTCAGCCGTACTGTTAAGTATTTTGTTCAGGTCTGCCTGCTTTGAAGCTATTTCTTGGGTAATTCTTTTATAAGACTCTCCTGGAGTCGTATTGGCTAATTGAGTCTGAAGCTCAGAAATCTCAAGATTTAAAGCTGCTGCTGTATTTGGCAGGCCAAGCTTTCCAGCTGGTCCCTGCGCGAAAATTTGAAAGGCAGCACTGCTGAACATTTCGGCGTTTGCCCTTACCTGCTGTCTCCCTACCGAACGACTCTGGACTTGACCAAGCAAGGCAATTCTGGTCTGGGTTTGAAGGTATTCATTGCTCGTAAAATTAAGGGTTTTCATTCCCTCAGATAATCGACCAATCTGTCGCTGAATCTTTTCAAGATTCATCGCAGGGCGCTGAGCGGTCTCAAAGCCAGCGTTAAATTTTTTAACTTCTATGTTGACTTCCTTTAACCGACCCTGCAAAGCATCAATATCTTTTGCAATTTGAGCAAAGGCTGAAGACCCTGGTCTGGCCTGCCCTTTTAAAACTTCAAGTTGCGAAATTACGGCTTTAATATCAGCGGCAGAAGACTTGGCAGCATTACCTGTTTTGACAAATCCAGCCCTTTGCTGCTCTAGCTCATCAGTAGAGCCTCTAAGGGTTGACTTAAGATTGCCGATGCTTACACCAAGCTCTCGATAAACCTTGCCGCCCATAGCGGCCTGTTCGCGCAAGCCTTCAAACGCCTTGATCTGGCCTTTTATTGTCGCTTCGCTATTCCCGACCTCTTGGGCAAACTTAATAATATCTTGAGTTGCCTGAGTAATATCTCGATCAGACAATTTTGTCTGCTTCGATAAATCTCGGAATGATCTATTTAATGCCGCAAGTTTTTCGCCACCTTTAATTTTAAGCTCAATGGCTATTGGTTGAACAGTCTTACTTGGCATCTTTCTTGTTCAGCTCAGAGAGTGCAGCAGCTTCCATTACTTGAAGGCTCTCCAGCATCTCACGGGGATTCTCTACATCATAAAGGGACATCAGTCCTGACGCACCTAGCAAAACCTCATATTTCAATCCAACGTAGCCTCCCATCGTGACGGTCCATTGCGTTTGCATTCGCAGGAACATCATCAACGCTTCCCAGTTTTCTTCCCACACCTCAAAATGCTCCTCTTTAGGAGCCGTCTGACGCAACGGCTTCAAACCAAATGCCGCAGCGTCATCTGCACTCTTGTCCTCTACTCTTTTGCCGCCATTTGCCCAATACTTGACGGCATCTTTTAGTTTCCCAGTTTTGCGCCTTCAAACGTTTCCGTATATGCCTTCAGGACACCGCGAATCCAATAAGGATCATCAGCAAATTCTTTCATTGCTGCCTGGGAAAACGGCAACGGTTTTCCGTCTTCGTCCTCGATTCCTTCCCATCCAGTCATCACTGCTTTAAGCAAATCGAGGTCGCCCTTGTCTGCAAGCTTTTGGAACTCAGACCTTGGCACTCGCTTAAACACCGCATCAAAAGTCGAGGTGTCAAACACGCCTCCATCAGCGGGCTCCTCAACCTCCACGGGCCACTTAAAAGTCTTGACCTTTTTGCGAACGAATGCCATTGAGCAGATTTAACTGCAATTAGCTTACAGCAATAAAAAAGGCCGTGCTCTCCAACACGGCCTCAGGAGCCCATCTCGTCAGATCAAGTGTACACCAAGCTGAACTCATCATTCCCTGCCGTTGATGGAATCGCGGTGTATGGGATGTTTAGCATCGCAATGCCGTCTTGATCGCCATAACTCACGTCCCCGATGTCGATCCGGGTGCTAGCAAAATCAACGATGTTCCCAGCCGTGGTGCCGTGCTGGAACGTCAAGTTACCCAGCGTGTCATCAGTCAATGCAGCAGTGAAGTAATCCTTCGTGCCAATCGAAACCATCTCGATACTCACGCTGCCGCTTGCGCTGCGATCAGTGATTAGCACTTCCTTCGTGCAACCAATCAGCTCGCGATACACGACTGTGTTCCCGATGTCCATGCTCACTGACTGCAAACAGCCAGAGTAAGAAAGCAAGGAGAAGGTGTCTGTGTTGCCGTTCTTGAAGATCAGCGGTGTCGCCTGATTCGCGTAAGTAACGCTAGGCGCTGCTGAATCATCAGGAGCGTTATAGATACCAGTGAAGGTGAAGTCAATCGTAGGGATTTCGCCCACCGAGCCGTTCAGGGTGAAAGTCCCTCTAGCACCAGTCACCTTATGGCGGACATTATTGACGTTGTAGTGAATGGTGACTGAACTAAAAGCCGCACTCACCGGGGCGTAAGTGACACTAACTCCAGCAGCAACAGTCTCAGAAAGGCCACAAGCCTGCAGAGCTTTACCGTACTGAGGTGCGGTGCCAGCAGTACCAGATCCTGCTAGCTCAACACTGAACGTACATTCAACGCGAGTGTTAGCCAACAGCTGCTCAGAAGCTCCCAAGTAGGGACGAATCAGATCGCGACTAACAACATCACTCTGCTGTGGGGTGATGTTCAGATCCCTCACCAAAACCGCGTCGGTTCCGGTTGGAGTTGGATCTACTCCGTAACTCGATTCTGTTTCGATCAGAATCAGTCGTTTCCGTAGAAGAAGTGGTGCCATTTTCTTGTTGGGGGTCGGCGGGAAGTGTTCGCTTGATCAGAGTGCGTTTTCCGGTTTCTGGATCGAGAAGATACGACCCACCTTGACCGCTGTACTCGTCTTTCATCGTAATCCTTGCAACTGCTTAAACCTTAGTAGACGGTAAGGTCTGCTACTGATGTTCTGTATTTAACGTCGTACTCATTAGAAAACACGCCAGCAGGTTGGTCTGCATCAAGAAACTCAAAGCTTGTTAGCACGGGCTGCACATCAATCGCATAACCTCCAATAGTTAAATCAGCCATAAGTTTGGAGTGCATCGATTCGATTACCGAATCTGCATCTGTATAGGGAGTTGTTGACCTAGTAATCACAACGACTCTCACCCGCATTGTCCAGTCAAGCTTTGGCAAAGAAGTCTGCTGCTGCGCAACATCATTCACTGGCTCAATCACGATCATCGGAGTCTCAGCCCTTGCAGCCGCTGTAACCCTCGACCGATACACCCTCCCGCTAACGCCAGCAGTGCTGGCCAGTGTTGTGGCAATTTGAGCCAAGATTTGCTCGCGTCTAGTAGTCATTAATCACACATCACAGAACCGTGGAACTCTTCGCCATTACCTATATTGCTCGCAGTACACCGGACATAAAGGACGGGACTGTTGGAATAAAAGTGGGCATCAATACCGCTACCAGAGTGAGAATGAGACTCAAGCTCGAACCAATCAGTCCCATTTAAAGACGCCTCGTCAATGACAGTTACATTTGCACCAACAATCTTATGAACAAAAACATAGTTCACACCCGCAAGCTTTACCGCAGGCGTTGAGCCATCAGCAGTGAGAGGATCCCAAGAATAAATGTTCTTGGAATTGTCTGCGAAGTAGCCGATTTCAGCAGTCATCAATTCTTCATCAGCATTAACTCGACGAATTTCCCATCGTCGATGAGGTTCGCGCTTCTAACAGTGTAGTTGACTCCATCAACCGACACTGCATCGCTATGCAGCAAACTCCCAAACTTTGATGACTCACACGTCAACTTATAGTCAGTCGTCAGCACCACTCCGTCAGCAATGATTTCGCTTGGCATGTCCAAGATCCCCAGCCCAGTAGTGGAGCCAGCCGTAACAGGAACAGCAAAATCAGCACTGCTCAAAAAAACGCTTAAGTCTTCTGTAAATGCCATGAGAAAAGCCCGGACGAACCGGGCACGTACAGCTATCAGGCGTACTTCAGAGCACCAAAAGCATTGACGCTATAGGTGTGAGTTGAAGTAGATACTGTTGAAACAGCTTTGATGTAACGCTTGGCGCTTCCTTTATCAAAAACCAACGTCTGCTTGCTTGCGCTTGTGCTTACTTGCGTAAACGCAGCGTTAGTCACGTCAGAATAGGTTCCACCAGAGGTGTCAGCTGACTGAATTTTGACATCCAAAGTTGAAGTTCCGCCATTCTCTACATCGAGAATTACGCAAATGTCACCTTCATAGTCATTCAAGTCAACAGCAGTGCCGTCAAGAGCAGAAGTGCGTGAAGCTGTGGGAGCTAACGCAAAATGTGAGAGCTTTTCAAGTCCGACAGATAAAATGGTCATTAGTCCTCTCCAGAAGAAGGTTTTACACGTCCGCGTCGTGTAGATACTACTTTCGGCGCGGTCGTAGTGGCAGGTTTAGGAGGACAAGCTGGTGCAGGCTCAGGGTCTGAAGCCACCTTGGCCTTATCACTGTTAATCAGCAGTGTGGCAATGCCTTGCTCGACTTCAACAAAGGAGCCTGCTTTCACAGACTCCCCGTTGATCATCACATTGCGGATGATCTCAACTCTCATGAGTATCAGGTAGCGAAGCAGAATGCACCAGGCTGCTTAACAGCAAAGTCAACATCCTGGAGAGCGATCACGCGGACGGTGCCAGCAGTAGCGCCAGCATAAGGATCAACAGTCAGATCCAAGCCAGACCACATGCCCATGATGAACATGGAGAAGTCGCCGAACAGTGCATCGTTAGAAGCAAGTTGGTTGGAGACGATCACGGGATAACCGTTGATCTCGTTGTCAGCGAAGACGAACTCGCCGCTTCCAGCGTCCTTCTTGGTTCCCTTCAGGCCGCCGCGAGTGGTGGCGTTGACGATATAACGAAGAGCGCCAGCATCAGCGTTAGCTGCAGCAACGTCGGTCTCCATCGCGATGTACTCGGTAAAGGTGCCGGTGCCCGTAAGGGTCTCGGAGCCAATACCGCTCACATTAGTCAAGCCTTGAGGCTGGTTGGAAGAGCCGGTGCCGTAGATAGCAGCGCGGTCAATTTCCAGTGCGATCACGCGGGCAAGGTCGTTACGAACCATGCCTTCAACGTCGATGCTGCTTTGAAGCAGAAGACGCCTTGAGTAATCAACAAATGCACCCACGGTTTTGGGTGTCATATTCACCTGATCAATGCTCTGCTGAGATTCGGTGGGGGAAGCGTTCTCGCCAACCCAGTAAGCAGTAGCAGCAGAGGTCTGACGAGGGATTGACACATTGCCCTGAAGGCCGGTCAACATCGTTGCGCCAGCCTGAGCGATTGCCAAGCGGTTACGAAGCAGATCGATGAAGCTTCCAGCCAGAAGCACGTCGTCAACCAAGTCACCACCAGCTGTAGGTGTGCCTACAACCAAATCGCGACGAAGGACTTCGTTAGGAATAACGATGCCGTTTGAAGAACGCTCGTACTGCTTAGCAGCAGCCTCGCCAACTTCAATTTCAAATGCTGCATCGCGACGAGCCTGAGCATCACCCTGGTTAGAGAGATAGTTCAGAGCTTTGACGAAGCTGAAGCTACGGGTCTCCTTATCGGAGAGGCCGATGTCGTTGGCGGTGATGCTGTGTTCCACTGGTTGAGTTCCGATTTTTTCGAGGACAGCAGCGCGAGCCTCGTCAACGGACTGGCCGCCAGAGATCAATTCGCGTGCAAGATCGGAGAGGTTGTGACGCTCGCCGAGTTTGTTGATGGATGCAATCCGGTTACGCTCGGCCTCTACGGCCTCGGACCGGATCACCTCCACATCAGTAGTGGTGCTTTCCATGACTTCAGTCACTGTGTTTACGGGAGATGCGGTCGAAGCCGCAGTGTCAGGGTCGGCGTCCTGTAAAGAACGCTCAACCTCAACATTTACGTCAGAATCGTCGATCTCAAGAGAACGTCCAACTCCAACAGTCGGGTCAGCTGGGATAACAGCTAACGAGACCTCGTAAGGCGACCAATTGGTAGCTACAAGGCCATCTTCACGCTCCTCCATTTTATCAATGGAGTAGCCAAAGGAAACGCCGCGAAGGATTCCATCGCGAACGTCTTGGAGCACTTCTTGCGCGAATTTATTACGCGAAAAGCGCACCTTGGCGTAACCGCGTTTCTTTTCACTATCAACCCAGGCACGTTCGACAACGCCGATCATGCGATCTGGGTCATGGTTATAAAGAAACGGTGCGCCATCGTTGAGCCGCGAAAGATTCGCAGACTCCATGCCGTGGCTCAGGATTTCGTTTCCAAAGTAACGAGCCACGGGATATTCAGAGCTGAATGGAAATTCCATGCTCCGTTCGTCAACCATGTTGAAACTTGTTGCTTCAACACGCTTGAACTTTGTACCTTCAAGATCGCGAGACAATTCTTTTTTAGAACTCTCTTCTGCGACAACATCAGGCACCTCCGTCGTAAGTTCCATTGCGCGTAAGGCTTCGATCTTTGTCAGTGTACTGAATCTATGCCCTACATAAACATCAGTTTGTTCCCAGCCATCACCACCTTCGCGATAAATTTGAATTAACGCTGCAGGACTGTCTTCTTCGCCATTGATGACGACCTCACTGTCGGGCACGTCAATCTGACCGTCGCGAACAATTCTTGTGATCTTGCCTTGAGCATTGCCACCAGACGATCCCCAGCGCACGAAATCACCAACTTTCAAGCCGTCAGGTTCGGCTCTGGTTTCTTCGTCAATTGAGCGATCCATGGATTTAACAGTGCGATCAGAAAAAGCCTTGCCAGCGTCACCGCCCCAGGCAGCCCAGGCAACACGGCCTGGAGAAGGATAACCCTCCTCACCAGGACTAAACCCCTCAGCCTTTTTATCTACTTCGTGGCGAGCGAACCATGCACTCATCTCGACAATCGTGTCGTCGCTGAGTTCGTTGCCGCTAAGAATCTGACTCGCACGACGAGCAGCAACTTCAGTACCACCATCGCGGCCATCCTCTTTCCAATCTCTATAACGCTGCGCTTCTTCGCGCATACCTTCAGTTGGCATAGCAGGCATCACTCAACCTCCTCTGGTAGCTCATCAATAATGTCACGATCAAGTTCAACATTAAGCTCTTCGGCTGCTTGCTGTTCCCTAGAGAACTCAGTGAGGTTGTCGAAGAAGTCTCCGCCAAGCTTCGCGACGATCTGTGCCTTGGTCATGTAACCGGCCTGCTCCATCTGGCGATAAGCTTTTGCTTCCTTCAATGGATCAACCCAATCCCAGCCGCGAGCCATCCATCGCGGAGTGTCATAACGCTCGGGACGTGAATCGTAATCATCGAACGGAAGCTCACCAGCCAATACAGCTAAGTCAAGCCATTCACGAAACACACGATTATGGAAGTTTTCAATCAAATAAGACTGAATAACCTTCCAATGCTCGCGATCTTCCAGCAAGCTCAACCGGCTGCTGCTGTAATTGGTTTCACTAAAATCCCGACTCAGCGTCTCGTAAGAACAGCCAAAACCTGACGCAAAACGCCTGACCTTATTCTTTACGAACATCTCGTACTGTTGATCAGGCGAGCTGATGTTTGGCACGCTTACGTTCTGACCAGGCTCCAGATACTTCCACATCCCAGGCTCGAACTCGCTGATCCTGCGATCAGTCTCAACGTCATCACCTTCAAGCTCACCCTCCGGGCTTGTGACAAAACCCATCACAGAAGCACCAGCGCGAGCACGGATCACAGCGGCCTCTTCATAGCCTTGCAACTGATGCGCATCAGCCATCACTGAATGGAACCAAGGCACTCCGCGATGTTGTTGCGGACGCTCTGGAATAAACAGATGAATTACGTCTTCAGCAGGCAGAAAGACGTGCTTGTCTCCTTTTTGCGGTGCATTTTGAAACCAGTAGTCACCAGGATGACGAGTTAAAAACGCATAACGAACAGGACGACCCCACTCGTTAATCTCAACACCCATCCTCCACTCATTGAGCTTCGCGAGTGTTGGACCTTGATATTCCTCGTCGAGCACATCAGACTCGATCATCTCAAGCGCCAATGGGACGCGGCTACCACCAAACGGGCGACGGATAATGCGGAATAACGCTTCGCCTGATTCAGGCAAAGCTCCTGTGGCCAGCCATTCCATCATGTGGAAGCTATGCCGACCAGCGACATCGCAATACTGGGCACGGGTCCATAAATGCCATTTCTCTTCAATGAGGCGATTAATCGCTTCACTAGGCTTCCGGCCTCGAACCTGCTGCACTTGAGACTGAAGCTTGATCCCGCTGCCAACGACGTTGACCTGAGTGGTGCGCTTTGCCTGCTTTGCATACGGATTGTTCCGCACCATCTCGCGTGAACGGTCGCGCAGCTTGCTCAAGCTGTTGCGAATTTCGGCGTCAGCACTAGCGCGAGTGCTCATCCAGTCGCTAGTTAGGCGAGAGACAATTGCACCCGCATAACTACGACGACGACGGCGAGGCTGCTCGCGTGGTACGCGCTGCAGACCCAGAGTTCTTAAAAATCGTGTACGAAGTCCCATCAGCTTCCGTTAAATCGAACGTAGAGATTATGCGGATCGCCAAGGCCAGAAGCGACTAATTTGGCTTTATTCTCCTTTGCCACAATAGACTTCAATCTTGACTCAAGTTCAATTAATTCTGAAAGATCATATCGTTTTAGGTTGCGACTCCCGATCTTGTACTCAGAAACAGCGCCGCCAGAGACGATCGATCTGATAGCTGCTTTTACTGCATCCAAGTCCTGCTGGGCCTGTGTCCTGCCATCAAAAGCTCCAGGTGTACCCGCATAAGCCAACGATGGCTTAATTTCAATCTGCCCTCGGCTGTATTCCTGAACAGTGCTATCACCGATCTTCGTGAGAACAGCTTGAAAAAACCAGTTAGGGCTCGGATCTGCCGAACCAGTCGCAGCAGCCGTCAATGTGGTCTTCCATCCGCTGTTGTACGCAACTGCTGTAGCCGTTAGACCTTGCGCATTGGTGTTAAGGCGAAAGTAATAGACCAGAGAGTGAGTGGAGCTGGTTACAGCATCGCCAAACACGTCAACAGTCTCGGCATCAACCCATACCGCATCCACGCCGCTTGTTATGGATGGAGGGATCGCCATCGATAAAAGTCACTTGATATTCAGCAGTCTAACTCTTACCACTGATTAACGAAACTTTTCTGGGTCCGCGCTGCCGAGGCTGTACGTTTTGACTCTTTTCGTTCTTCAGGTGATCTTTCCATCTGATCCCATAGCGTCCTTCGATCTTTAATCTGATACACGCGATTTAATGCTGCGTAAGCGTAAACAAGCTCGTCCAACGCTTCGTTTCTTGCACTGCTCTTCTTGACCCAAAATCGCTCAGGGAATCCATTCCTGAATCTGAGCACCTGCTTTTCTGCGGTCAATTCCTCGAAATAATCTTTATCGACTGTTGGATAAAAATGCAAATACCCTGGCCCGACATCGTTGTGCTTTAGCCTGCCGAACAATAATGACTTAATCGTGTCCGATCCCACCGGGAACACCTGAGCGCCTTTCTTAAGGGTCTTGCCCTGCGCATTCAGGTCAACCTTGCTTGCCTTGCCAATTGGCGGCTTGTTTTTGGTTGACATGCCCTTGATCGCAATCACCCCCAAGCTCTGCCGCTCTCTCGCGTACTGGTAAACCTCGCTGGTGTGGTGGCCACCAGAGTCAATCGCCACCACCATTGGCTTTAACTCGCGACCATCTTCCGACTTGTAAGGGGTCTGCACTATCTCATCCAACTGCTTCCACACTTCCTTGCGTGATGGATCGCCGTAAATTTTCACCCTGTCGATCAACCACCCCTGCTCTTCGCGGCCCCATCCCCAAATACTGAGCGACAGTCGATCATCCTGCGTGTCGCAACCGACAGTCAACAGCAAAGTCTCCGTGGGCACTACACCCTGCTTGTACTTCTCCTCAGCTGAGCGTTCGCTGAGAGCATCTGCGCCCACCTTGGACGCATATTCGTCTTCCCACGTCTCGCCCAGAACAGTGTTCACGAATGTCTTTAGCTGCTCTGCGTCGTTTTTCGCATCAAGAAACTCCTCGACAAGCGTTGACCAGCTCGCATTAGGGCTATAGCTATACGCCGCCCAAATATGAAACGAAACATGCTTACCATTACCAGGCGCGGTGGGCCGCCACTCACCGCGTTCAACCATCCAACGCTTCTTCGCTGCTGGGATCCATACGCCACAGCTTTCGCAGCAGTAACTAGCTGTATCGGGGTCGTTGTCGTGCCACTTCATGTTTGCCCATTTCAAGTACTGCATGTGGCCGCAGTCGGGGCATGGCACGAAATAGCGCCTCTGATCACCCTGCAGAAACATTCGCTCTACACGGCTGAAGTCTTTGACGGTTGGCGTTGACCCCGCCACGATCTTCCTGTTCCAGTAATACTCAGTACGCCTAATGCCAAGCTTGATCTGGTCGCCTTCAGTGCCAGCCGAGGGTGGGTAGCCGTCAACCTCATCAAATAGCACCACTCGCCTACTCACACGCCTAAACCCACGCGGACTGTTGGCACCTACCAGGCTCAGGCTCCCGCCAGGGAATTGCTTCTGTAGGATCGTGTTGGCTCCGTCCTTTGACTTGGCCTCGCTCACTACACCCTTGAGACAAGGTGTATCACGCAACATCGGCGCAATTTCTTCCTTGGAATAGCCCTGAGCATCCTCAATCGTGGGCTGCACGATCATGATCGGACACGGATCTTGGTGAATATGGAAGGCCGCGACGTGATTAAGGATTTTGCTGTACCCGACACGGGCACTTTTCATCACACTGATCTGCTCGATCTTCGGATTCGTAATCGCATCCATTATTCCTTTCTGATAAGGCAGCGTGTGCCATCTACCCCCTTCTGCGCTTGATTCTGCGCTTAAATACGCATAAGAGTCCGCCCACTCGCTTAAAGTCATCTTCTTTGGCGGTTTGAACGCTAAAGCGGCTGACTTTCTTAGTTTTTCTACGTTATTCGCTGTCAACAGCCAAATCTTCTAGTGCCTCGCGCACAATATCATCTAAAACACCAATAGCGTCTGTATCTAAGTCTGGTATTCGCTGTTTTGCCTTGGTTGGTATCCCTAATAGCTTTGTTCTTGCGCGAGTGATAATTTCTGACCATTCAAGCGCAATGTCTTCTGCTTTGACTAGGAGCCCTTCTTTTTGCTGTCGCTCAAGTTCAAGTAGTTCTGCTTTTAAGTGCTCAGTTCGGGCGCGAGATTCGTCATAGTCAGGGATCGACTCTTCGGTCTTACTGATCCTTGGCCGCTCTGCTCCAGAGGCCATTCTCTCCTCACGGCTGCGTAAAGGCTTCTTTTCTTTACCCGGCCCAGCAGCCTTAGGGCCAATGCCAATTCTTGTTTGCGTGTTTCTAGCCCATTCCTCTCGCATTGTTTCGCTATCCACAACAGGCTTGCCATATGCGTCTTTCTTGACCGATAATCTTCCGCTTTTCACTGCTGCGTAGACAGCTTCAGGTGACACGCCCAGGGCGCGTGCCGCTTCGGATCTGCTAATGAGAGCCATGATTCAAATACGATAATACGAAGATAGCGCAATACGAATAGAAAATGATAAAATATCCGATTTCGCTATTTCGGTTACTGGGCGAGGTGTGTCTTGCACTATCGAAACAACTTTACAACGTATTGCCTACTTTTATGGTGCGATCAGAATACCTT